TTACATGCGCGGTCGCACGTTCAAAAACGCATGGATCCTAGCTGACGAGATGCAAAACGCAACGCCTAATCAAATGAAGATGTTGCTAACTCGTATTGGCGACAATAGTCGTATCGTTGTAACAGGCGATATTACTCAGCACGACAGGGGATTCGAATCAAACGGACTGAGAGACATTATTGCTCGTCTATCAGACCGCTCTACACGCATCGGCTCAGTTGAATTTAATCAATGTGATGTCGAGCGTCATCCCGCTGTAAAAGAGGTGCTAGCAATCTACGGAGACGAAGATTAATAGTTCTCACTTAAAATAACTTCGCAGATGTCAGACCAACTGTTCACACGTTTAATGTCATCCCCTTCATCAAATTCAGCATTATAAAGATGGTCTATGATAAAAGTATTGTAGCCCAGCCGCGCCCCAAGTGTAGCATTAGTAGGCTTGTCTTCAATCCAGGGAATATTTTGATCCGCCCATCGATTCAGTGTTGACACTTTACTGTCAGGATCATACATATTCGTTGCAATGACCTCACGAAAAACGCCTGCCCCAAATAGTTGATCAAGATTGTATGTACGAGCTAGCAAACTGAACGGATCTTCTCCCATTGCTGTAACTGCAACAAACTCATAGCCTGCCTCTACTAGCCGTGCAACACCACTACGAGCATCACGTAGTGCTGGCAAGCCCATCATCCACGCACTTGTATTAAAGTGATAAACCATCTCACGGGCTCGTACTTCACTCAAATGCGGATAATAAGTTTCCTGCCAATAGCTGGGGTTTTCATGTGCTTTTTGGTGACCGTGACTACGCATATACTCGTGGAAGTGTTCTTCCCAATTGAGCAGCACGCCGTCTACATCTGTTACAATAAGTTTTTCCAAAGGTTACTTTTCGCCCTCAATCATTAAATTAAGCATATCGTTACACGCATCAATGAACTCATTTAGAAATTCATTAATATGTACAATATCAATTTCTTCAATTGGCAAGCCAACTGCACTTTCAACTAACGCTCGGTGGTCTGGCGTTACATCTTCAATTTGATTATATTGATATTTAGGCATTGTTTTCTTCCTCGGTAATTACATTTGCCCAACGGAAACTGCGCCAGCCCTTGGCGTCAACGTCCCATACACTCTGTACGTCTGGGTTGGGAGGACGAGGCATTTTGAGGGGAGCATCTGGATCTGGTTCAGGTTTAGGAGGCAGCATCGCCTCATTCAATGTGCAACGCATGTCACGCCGTTCACCATTTACCTTTTTAAAGCTTACAAGTGTAACGCCTTCATGAAGTTCTTCAAGGATTTTTTGTTTATCCATTATATGTTGCTCCTTAACTTTTCCATTGTAATTGCTTGTTTGTATGTGTCTTGATATTCTGGCCAATCTACATTACTAATACCAAACGCTTTGACATATAACGAACTGTTCATAGTAGGAGGCCTGTAAAACACATCAAATTTTAACATGAAACTATTGTTATAGTCAACTGCCCATTCCTCTACAACATTGCTTGGCCAGCCCGGAAATATTACACTCATGTCATTGTGATATATTTCTTTATGTTCTTTGTTTAAATCATATACCATCGCTTCAAAATGCTCGCCTTCTTGATCATCTATCCTCTGTGAGGATAGCGGACCCAGTAGCCCAAGTTCCTGCAATGTTTGCGAGCAGCGAAACAGCATACCAACTGCCGTCGGCATAAAACTGACAGGCAGCATATTGGTTGGAAATTCTCGGGAGGCTGTAAAAATCATTTACTATTTAATTTCGATAACAATCCGTCCGCCACTGCGGTAGCCGTTTCCGCCAGCATTGCCGTGTGCAGCTTGTACCCTAGCTCGCATTTGTGCGTCATAGACGGGCATACAGATGTATTTGCGGTTAAAGGTCTCTTTGCGTCCACGATCGTTTTGATAAGTTTTCTCCTGGATGCAATCAGAGGGTGAAATATGGTAACTCATTTCTTTATGAGTTGTTACTTTGTGACTGAGCGAGTTATATCCAATTAGGACAAGAACCCAAACTATTGCGCTAGAACCCATAATATTTTGACTCCATTATGACAGCTTCATAAAATTGCTGAGCTATTTTCTCAGCATTCTTCCTGTCATCATAATAGTGCACTTTACCTGCTTTGTCAAGAACAAAACAGTATTTGTCTTCGTCTGGAAATGGTACCCGGACTGAATAACGTATTAGGCAAGTTTCCCCCATACGTTATTTACGCAATATCGCCGTCAAACCCTGCCATTTTAAGCATAACCATAAATTCATCCCACTGCGCCGCAATTCCTGGATTAGTTCTAAGTGTCTCGCGCAGACGATATTTGTTCCTTAGATGCCCCTTTAGCTCTTCATTGACTGATGTAAATTCCAATTGAAGAATATCGTACCTTTGACATGCATCGTATAAACGTTCACCTGAGTGTAAGAATGTTTCAACACTGTGTTGATTCAGTTCTAAGGTCCAAGAAACGTCATATCCTGATATGGATCTAGCATCTAGCGCCAGGTCGGAACCAGCATAAAAATCCCTGCCGTCTTCATAATTTGCTACCATCATTGGACGTGACCTAATCCTGGCGTCCCTTACAATGATACCTTCCTTTTCAAGCTTCTCGCGTGTTTTACCAACTCGATCCTGAACTTCGCCATGGGATATAGACGTTCCAAAAGCCATCAGATGTTCTCCAATTCAATCATTGTTGCAGAAAAGTTAATCTCAGGATCTGCAATCTGTGTGTGTTTAAACATGCCGTTACGAATGATAACAACCGCAGCGTCTTGATCTTCGTCAGTACCACCAAAAAAGTCTAGGTTACGATACAAGAATTTAAACATATCCTCAAAGTCTTCTGGACTAGCGCTCTTGCAAATTAGTTCTCGTGCCTGACGTATTTTACCGTCACGGAACAAACTAACCATTTTAAGTCGCCAGTCACTAGCAAGTTCATCACCTTCGTCTGGTGGGGACAGTTTTCCGTCTGTTACATTTTGCTGTACTGAGTTGATTGTTTTACGCAAGTCCGGATAGGTTGCGCGTACATAGAGGTCAATTGTTTCTAAGTCTACATCAACACCTTCAGTAATAAGAATCTCTGCAACACGCGATGTGAAGTCTGTTTGATCCTGATTGCTGATGTGGAATTCTTGACTACGGCTTTTTACCGCGGGCATAATCTTGTGTACATAGTTACAGGTAAGAATAAAGCGGACCTCGTCTGCATATTGTTCCATCACACCACGCAAGACAGCCTGTGCGTTTGGAGACAAATAGTCAGCCTCGTCAAGTAGCACAATCTTAAAGTCGCCCCAAGGCATACTGCTACAGAAGCGTGTGATGCGGTCACGGATAAAGTCAACGCCGTTATCACGACTAGCGTTAATGTACATAAAGTCAGCTTCCTGGACGCCTAACTCATGTGCCAACACCTTAGCAAGTGTTGTCTTACCAGTACCAGCGCCACCATGGAATAGCAAGTGCGGGATACTTTTATCAGCAATCCAACTCATTACTTGCTTGCGTTGCTTAGGATCCTTGAAAACATAGTCCGTTACGGTTTTTGGGCGATACTTTTCAACCCACATCTCTTTAGCCATTATTCACCTTTATTTTTCATATGTTCGTGTTCCCAATATTCATCATGTGTCATTTTGGGTAGTGCAGCATGGCGAGCTTCTGTTGCTAGCCTGCGCTTACGTGCTTCACGTATGCTCCACCAAAAATATACTTTCCAGAATACACGTTTAGTCTTGCACCAGTCAAGTGTTTTATTGATCCAAGAGTTTATGAAAGGGGGCAATGTCATTATCTTTAAGATAAGTCAAGGACATCGCTTATCATTAATAGTTCTTCATTGTCTAAAAGGAAGAACTTATCCTCTTCCTTCATCGTGCCTTTAAGGTCAATGCCTCGGCTCCAACGTCCATGTGGTACTAACACATAATCGCCTGTTTTAACTTCGTCTTGTTCAGGACCAACATGTGTTACTTCAAACCAGCGTGGACGGATTGAATCTTCATCCAGGTTCTTTGCACGAATTATAAGTCCTGCTTTAGTAGAGCGTTCCGAACCAATCGGATCGCACATCATTCCAATAATTTTATCACCTAATGGTTTAAATTCTCGCATCATTTGATCTCTCTTACATCCATGCTACCGTCATCGTATTCGACTTCAATGTAGCGGGTTCCGTCTTCACGTGTTTTTTCTTCTTCACGGACTATATTGGAATCAATAGGGTCCGGCTCTTTCTTTGTAACTTTCTTCTTTGGCGCAGGTTTTTGTGCGCTTGGTGCTTCACTCAACTTGCGCTTCTCTGGTGCACTGGTTGTGTTATGCTGCGCTCTTGCCTTCGCCTGTACTGTTTGAATCACGTTGCCACTCTTGTCAATGCGATCACCACGGGCGTTCATAGTTATGTTGCCGGGTGATACAGCACGTTCTTTTTCATTTACTTTAGCAAGTGCAGCCATGTCAATAACACGACCTCTTGCTGTTCTAACTTGTTTCATTTCTTTGCCGCCGCCTTTCTTTTATTCCACGGTGATATGAGCAACTCTGGGTCTGACCGTAGCCCTGCCTCAAGGGTTGTAACCTTGCCGCCATTTTTGAGGTACTCGTCAACAGCTTGTTGGTTCTCTAGCTCTTCTTTTTCACGTTCGTTCATTTTAGGAATTCCTTAATATCCAGGTCATATTCTAGTGAGTCTACACGATGTACATCTAATAGGAATAATACATAGCTAGCTACACTAGATCCACGTCCAACGCCCCATACCATATCGTGCTTGCGCAGAGTATCAACAAAGTATTTCATCCAACATAGAACAGTCATCATATCTCTTGCTCTAAATTCAATCAATTCTTTCTCTACTCGTTGCCTTTGTGCATCTGTATTGCATTTACTTAGCAGATAATTATCCAGGTTGAGATCCTGGTATTCTTGTGGCATGTGCCAATCATCTAGATTTTGATGTATAAATGTGTCAGGATCAAGATCACTCTCCTCAGCCCAGTCTGCTATACCATCAAGACCGTATTCATTGCAGTTATAATTGAATCGTTCTATCCACTGTGGTTGATCAACAACTAGGTTGTTGATCTCATCACCACGATAAAGGACATCAACCATGTCATTTTCACTTACAATGACTTGGTGCAATGCATTAGTTTTCATACGATCCACTGTTCTCCATCATCGTCCTTGGTGCGGTTACGCTCAAGTTCATTTTCAGTGTATAAATCCAACTCAGTCTCTGCTATCATTCGATCGATCTGCTCACAGATCTGCCAGCTTGCGCCAGCCTGATAAGCCTGCAACCGCTTTTTAAGTAACGATTGCAGTCTTGTATCCAGTTCTTGAATAGGTGTTGTTTTTGCGTTTTTCTTTACCATTATGATATGTACTTATATATCGCCTTCTGAGCGGTTTTCTGCGCGTTCGACACTAAATTTACCTTCTGGGTAACGAGCTTGCAGCTTGTCAACATTCTGCTTGATAACGTTGTTTGGATCAAGCTTGAGTGCGTGACATGCCATCATCCAATAAAAGATAATGTCGCCTAGCTCTTTCGCAAGATGCGTGTGTAGTTCTTCAGTAAATGGCTTTCCGTGCCAGTTCAACTTTTTATTAAGCTCTGCAAATTCGCCTGCTTCGCCTGCTAGTCCAGTTACGGCAGTGTTGAACAGAACAGGGTTAATCCCCAAGTTTTCTAGTTCATGTAGCCGTTTAACGTAAAGGTCGAGGTTCTTGCTTACGTCGCTTGTAACTGTGTCTACAAAATGTCCGTAAAGTGATAGGTCTGCTGTCATATTTTGTTCCTTTGATTATAATTCATTATACATTATAACTCATTGGAAAGCAACCATTATTTTAGAATTTAACTGAAACACCACAGCCGCAACCTGCTGTTGCAAGTGGATTGATAATCTCAATGTGGCTGCCTGTAATGTCGGTTAGATATTCGACTGACGATCCTATCAACATCATTAAACTTGCGCCGTCAACAGCGAAAGAGAATGTGTCATAATCAGTTATGTCGTCGTCTGCGTATAGTTCAGATCGGTCGTCAAAGATTTTCCAATAATATTGGAAACCTGCGCACCCACCGCCTTCAACACCAAACTTTACGACCTTTCCTGATGCGATGCTGTCAAAATGTTTGATAGCTGCATCACTCAATGAAACTGCCTGTTTAACAGGCAATGTGAAATCGGTCATTAGTTCTCCTGGTACTCTTCATTTTGTAGATCAAGAAATTCAGTAATTAACTGTTTCTTCTCAGTTCGGAAGTTGAGATCAACTCCAAACCGTTCTACGCTTAGTTCACAAATTGCTTGCTTAGTCATGTTGTTCAAGCTATTTCTGTTTTCTATTGGATCGCCTTCATGTGCTGGTCGTGGTTTAACAACTAGTTCTGTTGTAACATTTTCTTCCTTAATGTCATAATCATCTAGTGTCTTTGCTCCGCCGCCTACCATAATCACTCTATCCCCAATAACCATAAATGCTCGTTCAAGTTTCTCAAGTATTTCCACTGGTATCTATCCCGTTTAAAACAGGCCCAGTTCCAATTTTCCTTCGTCGGATATTTTGTCAGGGCCCCACTCCGGTTGGAATGTTATGTTAACCTCAACGTCCGTCGCTCCTACAGCAAACGCCGCAGCTACAATATCGCTGACAATCTCATCCCCTGCAGGGCAAAACGGACTAGTCAAAGTCATCAGTATGTCCACCTTGCCTTCTTTTGAAATATCAATATTATAAATCAAACCTAGATCGTATATATTGGTACTTACTTCGGGATCGTAGACATCCTTAAAACTATTTATTAGATCTTGTTCACTAACCATTATAATGTAACTTAAACATTGTAAAATGCTCCTCATCTCGTATTCTGATAACAGTCCGTTGCTCACCTAGAACAGGCGAAGTCATCCAGCTGCCATCTTTCATTTTTGGATTGTCATATATTGCAAATATATAATCTTCCTTGTGTTTTATACCTATCTCTTCTTCCAACTTGTCAGACACCCTTTTTCTTAGCGTCGTTCCCATAGTCCGCAGCATTACGTCATGACTATTATCGTACAAGTCACTTGTGAAGAAGTTAAGCACGACTACACGATCATATCCAGTCCCAGTGGATTCGAGCCAAGTAGACTCCATCATCAGTTCTAAATCATCATTCAACTGTGTGTCAACTTTATCATACTGATACTTCTGATACCTTGTATTGCCATTTAAATTCTTTTTGTAAGGGTTCAATTACAGCTAATGCTTGGGTAGGCTCAACAAATTTAGCAACCTCATACCATGTTCCGTTAGTCCAACGTTCAAGTAACCAATATTTTTCTGTCATTCAGAATATACCATCTTTATCATTGTAGCTATTTCTGGATCATTTACTGCTAGCGTAATTGCATTCCAGTAGGTCTTCCTTACAATTACATTTTCTGCTAAATTACCATGTGATAAATTAGATTTTAAGTCAAACATAATCTTATCGTTTAATACAGAGAGGGTGCAATGACGAAGTTCTTCATTCTTCAAGATGAAATCGAAAACATTGATTTCCCTGTCATCATCTTTAACCATGACATGGCGTGTTATGTAAAAGTCTTTAGTCAAGCAAGTCCTCGTTCCACTCACGATGGCCTTCACGATAAGCCATGTTGCTTTGTGTCTCGCGGACCTCTACTTTAAAGCACCACAAGCGTTTCGCTTCACTTTCGCCCCACATGTCTGGGATATAAACGCCGTTGACATACTTGTAGAGCATGTCTGCGAGCGCCTCACAGCCCAAAGCGGGTAGGATAGTCAGCTTTGCTAGCTTGCGACGTTGCATCTCTTCATAAAACTCAAGCTCTGGGTCATCTTCAGCAACCAGCGTTGTGTGATCAAACTGGTCCTTTAGTACACCCTTTAGCTCTTTTAACCCGCCGTAGTCTGCACACCAATTGCGGGCGTCCAATTCATTTGTGCCAAAGTAGAACTTCATGCTGAAGCTATATCCGTGGTTCATGTTGCAGTGTGAATCTGCTTTCCACTGCCTGTACGCACATGGAAACTCGTCGATGTATTCCTTGGTGCTAACGTATTTGTATGTAATTGGTAGATTGCCCAAGCGTTGTGTTAGAGCTTCATCTAATCCTATTAAATTTTGTGTCATTCTCTTCTCCATTATGCGCGGAGTATTTTGAGTGGGGCGAGCAAGTCCACTGTAGGTATTTATAAAGTAATTGTCTTGCTGACACAAGACTTTGGTGCAGGGCTGTGCAGGATTTGTGTAAGTTCCACTTTAAAGCCCCTGTTATACAGTTCGCGTATTGAATTGTCCAACAGCCGCTTCAGTTCAATATTCGTTTTAGCTTTCATCTGCTTCAATTCTTCATCTGTCATCTTAATCCTGCCTCAATCTCTCTTTTAACGTTATAGATGTTAATCCACCAAAGGCACCATGCAGCAAGTATATACCATATGCCGCTTCCGCCACTTAGGAAAAGCATAAAACCTGCGGAGCCTAAATCGGAACAGACATAAATTGTTAGCCAATCCCAAAAGGTGAAGCCGTCATAAAAACGCTTAGGCTCTTGTGGTGAGGAGCTCATCTGCCAATCCCCAATCAATTGCTTCTTGTGCACTAAAGAACGTGTCGTGCTTCATTGTTTCTTTGACTTCCTTTAGCTTCTTGTTCTTGCTGTTGTGCTGCACATAAAGTTCAGTCAGCCGGTCATTCAGCCTGTGGCTTTCCTTCAAATGGCGTTGTGCATCTTCCATCTCCAAGTCTTGGATATAAACTGCACCGCTTGTTCCTCGTGTGCCACTTGAAACACGGTGTATCATTGTGCGTGATTCTGTAAGAACATATCGTTTACCTGGAGCACCCGCTTGTGCAAGAAAACTTCCCATGCTAGCAGCTTGTCCTACAACCACAGTGGATACATTGTTCTTGATGTATTGCATTGTGTTATAGATACTAAGTCCTGCTGTAACCGATCCCCCCGGACTGTTAATATACATAGTGATGTCACGATCCTTGTCTTCCGCTTCTAGGAAAAGCAATTGGCTTACAATCACGTTAGCCATGTTGTCTTCAACTGGCCCATTGAGCATAATAATACGCTCCTTCAGCAGGCGGCTGAAAATGTCGTATGCTCGCTCTCCACCAGCCGTCCGTTCGACTACCATTGGTACTAATGTCATGTCTTTATTCCTTTTCGTTTTATGTTCATTTTTTCTCTTACATCGTTTTGCGTTGGTCCAACTTGATCAAACGCAAGTTTAGCCATAACAAGATCTTCATCATGTTTAAAGGTTAACACAGCCCAGGCAAAGCTATGAATACTTTCTGCCCAACCCGAAAAGGCATCTTCAATGATATATCGCTCTGGTGTGACACCTATATCGTATAATACATTGTGCACTTCAGGGCTAGTAAACGGTCCAGACCAGGACTCGCGGCCCACAGTGATTGACTTATCAAAGAACAAACTCACTATGTTATTATTTGGATGTGCCTCAATCAGTACCAGCATGATTTATTGCCTTGTTTATGTTGTTAACATAGTCTTCGACCATTTGGCGGAAATCGCTTCCAGCATATATTAGTTTGGCATACGTGTAAGCTTCTAATGTATTAAAGGTGAACACAGTATGGTTCCGGCTACTTTCAGTAACATTAAAATCGCCGGAAACTTGAAAACGCAACATTGATTCAGCATTTTTACTAAAGATAGTTCGGTATCCTAATCGGACTGGAGTAAGCAGCCGCCCGTTATTTTCGCTGGCATGCCAGAAGCTAGCATGCCAGACTTTCATATCACAACAAGGTCCAGCCATCGAAAATCTCACCTCTACTCCGCCGTCAGTGGTTGATGGCGTCATCATTTCTTCATATTAAAGTGCTTGAACACTTTGCGCAGTGCATTGGCCTGTGCTTTTGCATCCTCTAGAGCATGGTGCTCTAGATAGCTTTCATCTTTGCGCAAATCGTAAGGCATACGCTTGAGGAATTGACGGCTGTCACCAACGTCCCAATGTGGCCACGGAACAGGCTCGCCCATTTGATTGTACATATGTTCCATGATAGTTGTGTCCATAAAGCCCTGTTGCCAGATACCATTACAGCCAACATACCATTTCTTAAGAGCGCGAAGCATAGTGCGGACATCTACACGATCATCGTCACTAAATGCTTCGTTCTGTGCCGCAGCGGTTTGTCGGCCCCACCAAGTTAGTGTGCCATCATCAATTACTCTGCCAAGCTTGTCTTGCTCTTCAATGTCCACACGCATATATAATTCACTATGCATTGGTGCTTCATTGAAGGGATCAAACTTTATGCAGCCAATTGTTAGGACTTGCGCATCAGGCGAAGTCGCCATCGTCTCCAAGTCTATCATACCCCATGTTGTCATTATATTTCCTTTGTATTACATTACACTATTTGCAGTGCAGTGTCAAGTAAGTATTAGGACTCATCTGTTTCAAGCCCCCAGCTTAGTTTTGCCATAACAAATGTTTCATCGTCATTGAATGTGATAATGATACTGTCCTTCCAAAACTCAATCCCATTATCATAAGAAGGGTAATTCCAGCCTGGTATATGATAATCCACACCTCGTTCATAGCCTTTATCTTTCATAAATTCTACAATTTGTTCTTCTGCCATGAGCCGGGTGTGTGGTTTGAAATGAAAAAAGAACTCCATAGCGCCATGCTTATATGGTCTACCATTTGGCCACGTGTCGCGAAAGGCAGTCTTTTTGGTGTTTATGTTTCCTGTATCTGTTATTCGCCTTTTCACTGACGCACCTCCGACCATTAACACTTTTTGTTTACCCATGTAAAAGTTTCACCATTATAAATTCTTCATCATCATTAAAATTGATGCGGAATGCGCATTGCTTACAGTCAAAGTCCATTGTGAGATTTTGAGAATTAATATTCCACTTATCACGTAACTCCACATGCACCAATTTAGCAAACTGTAGTTCCTGCAGTTCCGAAAATTTCTTAGGTCCGATATTCGGAAGCGCGTTACAGCTAGCATACATATGTGGACCATCAATCCAGATTACAGGTTGAAATCGAACTGGTGTCGATTTACTAAACCTCTTTTGTCGCCGAGAACCACTGTTAGCCATCTAATGCATCCAAGTCTTCTATATACTGTGAATTTGGTGTCGCTTTCTTCCAATATACAAGTGTCTTCTTTGCCTCAGCAATTTCCTTGCGCAGTGCTACAACTTGCTCTTTAGTAAGGCTCATAAAGTTGAGTGCAAGCAAACGGCTGATGTCTGTATCTAGTGCAGTTGAATTTTTCAACACCTGCTCACCAACTTGCTTGCGCGACTGGTTCTTGAACAGGATTTTGTCATCCAATACACCTTCAATGAACTCAATCTTGACTTTTAGCCAACGCAAGAGTTCAACGTTCAGTTTAATTGCAAGATCAATACGCTTTTGCAACACACCTAGGCGGAAGTCAACAAAGTCACGGATAAGGTCACGCGGGTCGTCATACTCGCGCAGTACATCGTCAGGACCAATTACGTTGAGGTTTTCACTGTGGTTCTTAGCCAGCTTAAACTTGCGAAGGATCTCAGCGTCTTTCCATTTGGCTGACGTATTTTGCTTTAGAATGACCTCAAAGCGGAAGCCTCGGCTATCGGTTTGATCATCATAGCTAACAATCATACCATCATCTTCCAAGTCATCCAGGACTTTAATGTAGCTTTCACGATCATAGCCGTACGGGATTTCTTCGATGAACAGTTTTGTCTTGCCTGCCTTACGGAAAGTACCTGTACAAACATATCTGTCTGCTACACTGTCATAATGTGTAGTGCCACGGAAGTCTGGAAACTTGATGTTAATTTCACGACGCGGGGTCTTGCCTTCTAACAATGTGCGGATGTATGCTTTAATATCAGCTTCATCACGCGGTAGAATGTTTGTCGCAAAGCCTGTCGCAATGCCTGACGCGCCGTTGAGTAGTACAAGGGGCAACACTGGCAAGTAGAAAGCTGGTGGAGAAATCTCTGGATCCTCATGCTCAGGACTGAGGTCAATATCCTTGATGTATTTGTCGAAGTTTGAGCTTACTTTGGTGTAAACATAACGGGACGCACCAGCAGCTTGGACCTGACGTGTGCCAAAGCTACCACGTCCTTCTACAAGGCAGATGTTATTGCGCCATGTTGCAGCCATAAGCTGACCAGCACCAGCAGCACTTACTTCGCCGTGATTGTAACCGTAGTCACTCACGACACCAGAGACGGCACTGACCTTCTTAAAGTCACGCCGTGAGTTTTGCAGACTGGAATAGAGATAGAAACGTTGCACTGGCTTCATGCCGTCAATCATGTTAGGGATTGCTCGGCTGGCTACAGTGTATTGTGCGAAGTCCAACATTTCATTTAGTGCGACTTCGCTTAGTTTATATTGTTTATTTGTCACTTAGTTTTTTACCCTTCCGGTAATGCCTTGCAGCTTGCGAATCTTGGTGTGCGCAATGTCTTTTACCGCATCATATACTTCGTTAAATTCTTTGTTGTAGATAAAAGCAACCATCCCCACATCATTTTCATCTGGGTGAGCAAACATGTTGCCCATGTAATTATGGAAATAGGCTTCTCCGGCATGAAATACAGCTTGTTTGTATGTTTTCGATCGCATGTCAGCTTCCAATTATTACTAATTCAGGATACCTGTCTTTCAGATCATTACGGTATTGATCAGCATCAATCCAAGTACCGTTAGCATCACGGACGACCCAATGGTCATTGTGCGGCATTTTGCTGAGTGGATTAATAGTGTGCCACTCGCGCTGCGCAGTTAGCACTCTGGGGGGCATTTCACTAAACATCATGACAGGTCCTCTGCAAGCAGGTAAGTGTTGCCTTCCTGCTCTGCCTTTTCCCAGGCTTCGAACATGAAGAAGTCTTCGCGGGGAGCAGCGTAGTAAGTGATGCCCTTCTCCGCAGTGAACTCGCGGAAGATAGCAATACCTTCATCGCTATATTGCTCAACGTCACCAAACAGGGCTTTGCCTGCGGCACCGTAAGAAAGCTGGTAACCGTCCAGCAACTTGACTGTGCCGTGCATATTGACAACAAGCGCCTCGAGATTAATGTGATCAAAACGTGACATTATACTTCCTCTCCAACTGCGCGGCGGTCGCGTACATCGCTAACACCCCATGCTCTTCGTGCGATGCTCGGGCAAGTGCAATGCAGAATATCGACTACAGCACCTGTTTTGGTTTCGCGTAGCAATGCCAGTACAGGATACAGTTTGCTTACGCGGCCGTTTGCCTCGTCAATTTCGCTATCACAGTGATTTTGGATTTCAATGTAGTGCGTTGACATGTTTTATTTCCTCTTTGCTTACAATACCAATATAAAGCAAAGTGCCATGCTTGTCAAGCCTTATCCACTAATATATGGACCTTTTTTGGGTCTGTACCATATTTTCTGGTGGTGGATATGTGCTAACAATGCAGCTATCTTGCGCTTCTCTGCATCGTCTGCCGTTGCTAACTGTGCATTTAATGCAGCTTCAATCAAAGCAATGTCGTGCATATCTAAGTCAAACTTACGATTGTAACCCATTACTTGTATGCTTGTTGTCTCTGTGCTTGTTCTTCCCAATAGCTATCAGGCTGGCGTTGGGCAGTACGGAGGATGGGATCATATTTGGTGATCTTGTCTTCTACTAGGTATTCATATCGTGCAAGTGTGGCTTTCTTGATTGTGGATGCTTCAGGGCTCATTTGATCATTTCCGGTGTTTCTGCTTTCAACCATTGTTTCCGCGGTTCCGAATCTTTCCCGAACATTACTGTGAACCATTTTTCATTATCAATTTCGATAACGTCAAAGCGCGGCTGGTTGATAATGACATCGTATTCTTTTTCAGTCAAGGACGCAAGTCCCTTGATGTAACGGTGATGCCAACCCGTGTTCTTGTTCTTGAACTCACGTGCCTCGTTATAGCTGTAGAACCACTTAAGGTCCTTGCCTTTGGTAGAGATCATGATAGGAGTTCGAGTAATAGCAATGCGACCTTCTGTAAACAGACGCGGCCAAAACTTGTAGAAGAAAGATAACAACAGCCCGCTAATGTGATTTCCATCGTGATCAGCATCAGCAAGTGTTGCTACCTTTTCATAGTCCATGTTATCAATACTGTCGGGGTCATTTATGTCGAGACCCAACACTGCGACGAGCTCGCTCAGCTCTTTGTTCTTGAGAACGTCTGCAGGCTTTTTATCGAATGTATTCATAACGACGCCGCGGAGCGGAAAACCACCAACTACCTTAGGATCACGAACTTTGAGCAAGAAGCCCATAGCTGAGTCACCCTCGCAAAGGAACAGTGTGCTTTGTTTCGTGCTTGCTGCAACGTGCTTCTGTACCTTTACGCGGCGAAGTTTTTTCTGAGCGAGTGTAGCAGCCCGCTTGTCCGCGGCAGCCTTCCGAGCTACCTGAGCCTCGACAATAGGCTCGATGATGTCATCACATGCCATTACTTTCTTAGCAATTTGCTCGAATGTCAATGGGTCTGACGACTCATAGTGTCGACGTACATCGCTCTGTGAGCTTGTCAGCCGTTCTTTTGTCTGTGCGTCATACTGTGGGTTCATGAAGTTACGGGCAAAGAGAACAAAGGTCAGCCCGCTCTTGATAGTGCTACGGCTAACTTCAACCTTATATTTGCGTTTAATCATACGCACCATATCGTCAGTAACGCCGTTGATTACATAGTCGTTATACGCACCACCAAGTCGTGTGTTCACGCCGTTGATATAACCGTTTTGGCGGAAGCCGTCCTTGCTGTGGGCAATAATGAATACAACATCGTCACGTGACATAGTAACACTGCTACCATCTTCACCAGCATAGAGTTTGCTGTATTGTGTAACGTTGCGAGCTTTGACTAGCTTACCGTTCAGTTTGAATTTGATCTCAGGGAAAGCAATCTGCAAACTGTTAAGGCGATCATGAATAAGGTCATAATGATCACCTTCATCTAGATTTTTGACGCCCAATAGGCTGAAGTCAGGTCTAAAACTTACTTGCGTTCCAGAATCGTGTGTCGTCCTTTTTACTTCTTCAACTTGAGTAAAGTTAGCACCGTGTGTGCACGTCACGCGAACCTGTTGGCCCTTACTCCATGTCTCACCAATAAATTCAACACTCATAAAGTTTACACAAGCAGCGCCAACACCATTTGCGCCAATAGTAACGCGGTCATCGTCAAAGCTAGTGCCCGCACGAACTCTCGTCCATGCTGCCACAGGACGTATAAGCTTTTCGCCTGTTTCTGTGTCTGTGATTTCATCAAGTGGAATGCCTCGACCATTGTCGGTAACTGTGACTCGATTTTTCTGTACATTTACACTAACCTCGTTTGCGTATTTGAATTGAGTACGGATGGCTTCGTCGATACTGTTGTCCAGTATTTCATCGACCATTTTAAGCAGCGCAGGAACATAGCTGACGGTTTTCCATTCGCCTAGCACAAAACGCGCCACATCTTCTTTGGCAGTGCTGCCAAGATACATGCCCGTGCGCTTTCTTACATGCTCACGGGCACTCATAATCTGAAATTCTTCTTTAGACATTGTGATCCCAGTTTTTGTTATTCTTACTTATACGGCATACAAGGAGAAATGTCAATACCCAGGCTCACTATAATTTCGATCTTTGCGATACGTTGCAAAGCCCGCGAAGCCAAAGCTTGGGCAAATCATAATATATTCAGGCAACCCAACATCATCTTTTTCACCACCTTCACCAGTAATGAAATAGGCGCCAGTTTCTTCAGCACGTTCATGGACAATAGCTGTTTTAACTTTGTTAAGTATCACTGCAACCTGTAGACAATCTTCATGGGAGGCGACACTAAGGTCCGCACCCATTGCTTCAGCGAGTTGTGTATACCTACGCTGGAGATCTTCATAGCTAAGTTTATTTTCCATTATTTTTTACCTCTTCATCTACAGTTGTTATTATTTGTTCTGCGCGATCTTTTGTCGCTTCTTCAACTAGTTCATCTAAACGATATTCTTCTGGGACAGTTTGTTCCATACTAATAACACCGCTTATACGATACCATTTGCCTTTTACTTCGATAGCACATACGTCTGGATCGAAACACACAATTTGTGGTTCACTATTGAAAGCTTGGTTAACAATGGTATTGGCGTCTTTGACTTCAAGTGCAACAAAGATAGAAACGGCAGTGGGTATGATCATTAGTGCTAACATAATAGACTTGCCTAGTGCTTGCGTTGTGAGTGATTGATTATCCATTATCCAAATTCTGACACAATTTAAGAGCAACCTCAAGTTGTCCTAGTGCATCTTCTACTAGTGGATATTTATCTGCTAAATCATTGATTCGTGATCGCCCCCTAAGCATGTCAAGGACACGGTCAATAGCTTCCTCTGCATCCGGCGTCATGAACGGCTGATGGTCTCCAAATTCAATCCAGGTGTCACCATCATATACCACGAGACACTGCAACCCACTATCAAACCAAACAGTTCCACTCTGCGCGTTGTCAGGCGGATTACAGTTATTGATGTACCGTCGATGTGGAGAATAGATATATTTACTCATACATCTATTACCACAGTGTCAAGTTCGCCAATGCATTGAAACATGGTACGCCCATATTTGTGCTGCATAGTCGTATGCCAATGACCAAAATACCATTCGTCAGGTTGATGAATGTCCATTAGTGTGTCAAAAAACTGACCTGTCTTTGTTGGGTAGTGTATACCTCTGAGTAAGCCACTATCAAAGAACATTTCTTTCGACACTGTCCAAGGACAATCATGTGTGACCATTACACGCGGGCGCATAACATCATATATTTCAGCAAACCGATAAAACTCCGCAGTAGAACATTCTTCATCAGCCCACCAATCAACCTCAGGTGTACGCCGATACCAGCCTGGAGGAGCGTCAGGATTATCAATACTCCAGGCGCCGCCAATAAACATCACATCGTTTTCGATAGTGCCATCAGCAATATACCCAACCATGTCGTTTTTACACTTTGAGGGCTTGTCGTGGTTACCACGGATAAAGCGGTGACGTCCGTCAGCATGAAATTCATTTACACGGTCATGCCAGTAGTCACCATAAAAGCCGATGCCAAAATCACCAATTTGTACAGTTGGGCCGTCAAAATCAGCAATAGAATGTGTCTGGTAATCATCCAACTTTCCGTGAATGTCGCCGATGAGTAGTAATTTATTCATTTTGTTATTTTTTCTGATTTTTGATGTGAAGTTTATCTACTATGATCATATCACCATCCGGAAGGTCTACTTGGGGTAGATCGTTATCCGTGTAAAGATATGATAGAGTGATGTGGGGGCGGAAGTCTGGCCATTCGTCTTCAAGGCCATACTGTTCACCAATGGTGGATCGGATAGATCTAATTTGTTCACTGTCAATCTCCAACACTAGAATGTTTTGCTGGTCACCAAACAAAGCAAAGCCTTTTGGCGTAATGTCGTCAACAGTTACGGCTGTTGTGCCATTACTTATCACGGCTTCATTTGAAGTAAACCAAACAGTGCTATGAAAGTCAAAAGCCATAATAGGCTGTGGCCTTCCATTGAACCGTATACTAAGATCAAATCCGTTGTCAATGCAGTAGCGACGCAAATAGTCCTGCGTCTCTTCGTCATACTGCACTTCAATATATTTTTTCACGGCTGGTGTGATTTGTGCTTCTCTCATTATTTCTTCTTCTATGGGTGTAGCTTGAATTGGCGCAGGTAATCTAGCACCTCAGCTGGTGCGTCAAGCGGTACAAATACATAACCGCCTGTTAGTTCCTTCGCAGTGTAAAAGTCACCCTGCCAGTTTGTAAACGGGTAAGTTGGGTCAACAACTGTGTTAGCTTGTAGCTTGAATTCGTCGCGCATTGTTGCAACTGTTTCGATGATTTCAGCTTTAGTCAGTGCAAGTGCAATCTTTGTACCAAACCCACCGCCGCCTTGCTGTCTCCACCCATTCATAAGATTTTGCAATCCTGTCATACTTTTTGGGGAGCCAACCGACTTGGCAATATCAAGCACATCAAAAACAAACTGTGTTGCAGCATGTCCGCCATGCGCCCAACCCTTGCCAGGATTCATCTGATAGATGTCAGTACGGGCAAGCAGGTACAACCGGCTGCCTTGATGCATGAGTGGAAAAGCTGGATCGCGTTCTTGTGTAATTACAGTCATCTGTTTACCTTTTCGTTACACAACCAATGTAACATGGTCCTTAGTACGTGTCAAGCTAAAGGACAACCAAAATGTTAGTTAAAGTCAATATAATCTTTGAAGTTATACTGTTTAAATCCTGCCATCTTGGCCATAACAAATGCCTCAGTAACATAGCGACGTATCACCCAACCCATCAGTCCTCTTGTGCTGTACGTTCCTAGCAGCTTGTAACGCAACAAGCTATCACCGTTTTTCCTATTAGGAGGGTTAGGACCATAGAAATTCATCCGTTCCCTATGCTTAAACCTCCCAGCTTGTTTTAATTCACGTGTAGTATGCTTGAGAATTTCACCATTCTCAGTCATCTTCCACTCGTAAAAATGACACTCATCAATCCAAAGTTGGCATATGATATGGTTAATTCTCCTTGGGTCTTGGAGAGCGTATTCTTCCAGGAAGATAATCTTGTTTGCGTTATTGCGCAGCAGACCCGCAATTTGATTAATGAAATATGCTGGTCTAATCAATAAGAAATAAAAGTTAAAAACGTTGATGAGTATGATGATCGTATCATACATAAACGCCATCCGGGCCACGCAGGTGTGGGCCTTCCTGTGACGGTCGCCGAATACCACCTAACTTGTACATCACCAATAGTTCCTCGAGTTCTGCTCCTAACCACTGTGTATTAGGTTTATCCAGGGCATGGATGCTCGTCTCTGCGAATTTCCATTTAATGACTCCTGCGTCATTTACATGAATCAATATGGGGATGAAAAAATCAGGCCCATCATAAAACCAGTCCTGATCTGATCCGATGCGCACTTCGTAAATGCTTCCCGAGTCAACTCCCCATTTCTCAATGATAAAGACCTCGCCGTCATGAATAGCCTTTTCAATAAGGGGTCGAAGCTTTTCTGAGTTACGTGTTTGCAGGCTCTTTGCCATTATGGCGTCTTCCATCGCGCCTGTGAAAAGTTCGTAAAAGTATTCATATCCGGAATCTTATCATCAGGCACAGCTAACTCACTCTCTAGTTTGAACATTGTAGCAATCTGTGTTGTATATTCTTCAAGGGACCGGCGCACCCACCAATTTGGTGTGATGCTTGATGATTCATCACTACCCCATTTAATGGTACTTATCAAACAACCAGATTCTGGATTAATGTATACATATTGCTGGGATTTACCAGCAGGAAAACTAATACGAAGTTGAGCTACTACACCTATGATTTCAGAATAGGTGTCACTGTTAACACCATGTACATCATAGGTATCATTTTCCCAGGCTGCTATAAAGTTTTTAACTGCATCCCGCTGTTCACGAAAATGCCCAAATAAAATGTAGGCCCATATAAGTGCGTAAATGCCGGCCAACGCAATTGCGATGGCCGTAATCATAATTTCCATCAATTAGTCCTCAGGATTTTGTAACACGTCCATTACAAATGTGCCACGTGCCTTCCACATTTCAACAACACGCTGCCGGTCCTCAAAAACCATTGCAATCGGCTCGCCGTACCGCTGCTCAATTTGATCAGCGATAGTACGCTTCTGCTCAACGTCCGGGGTGTGCTGATCGCCGCTCTTGAGGATCATATCATCTGGCATAGGTAGATCATTGCGAGCAAACCACTGCACAGTCTCGTCCAGCGTTGCAACATCACGCCCGCTTAGGACGACAACAGTAACGTCAGGGTTAGCAACAAACTGCCGGTACAGGTAAGCAACAGGCTCAACTACACCGTCATCAACACATGCGGCGTGGAACCGGTCAAAGCGACGCTTAACCTTCTTACCCGTTACAGGGTCTACGGCGGGATTTGGGCGGATGAAGTGCATACGATGCGTAACATCAGCAATTGTTCCGTCGAGATCAAATACTACTAGCATTATTGATTATACCCTTTTTGCAAGTTGGTCTTCGCGCATCCATCCACAGATGGTGCCATAATATGGCATGTTGATATTCGCAACCCAATATAACCCATGTCGACCTTCGCCACCAATCATATCAACTCTAGCAAATTCATTAGGTGAACCTAAAGGTTCACCTACAATGCGAACTTCTTCATCTACATTAAACATGTTATTCTCCTTTGCTTACTCATTTAGTATAAGCGAAGTGTCTTGCTTTGTCAACTGTTTTCTTCGTCATCTTCGTTAAGGCCCAGCCAGTGAGCCAATTCGTTATACTTGGCAGTATTGCCAAGTCCTTTGCGAACTCGACCCATTACAAGTTCATAGAAGTCATCTATGCCGTCTGCATACCTAAACACAATCGGCCAATCATCCCTAGCAATGTAGGACTTAGGCAAAATCTTAGTAGCCAATTCCTTCTTGTTAAAGTTAGCAGCAAGCCAAGCATCACGTGCCTTGAATTCAATGTCAACAACCTTGCGGTGTAACGCAACATGGAAGTCAGCTTCATACTTCTTAATACGGTTAAAGTCGTTCTCATCCAAGTGTGGATAGACGTCGTCCAAATCGTTCTCTAACAAGAGAGCAAGAACGTGGCGGTCGCTACGGATCTTGTCCTTTACCTTGTGGATACGCACATACCAGTCGTTCTTGATCTTGAGCATGTGTCCATCAGCAAAGCGGATGATGTCGCCTTCACGACCTTCCTTACCACGCTGCCGTGCAATATAGTCCTCAAACGAACCATCAACTGCACCGTAAGAAGGCACACGAGTAAGGCTAGCAGGAGTTGAATTCTGTTCGACCAAATAGTTGCCCGATTCGTTGTGACGAATTGCAAGCAACACAAGGTCTGGATCGTTGTATTCAATAACAATCCGATTGTCTGGTGCAATGAATTCAAACAGTGGAGTTACCCCCATCTTGACTGCACCTTCCATCCACACAGACAACTCCGCCCAGTCTGGACGAGTGTGCAAATAATTCTCAGCAGCTATTGAAGTGTCAGTAACGCCCATTTTGGTTCCAAGCCGAAGCTTGCCATTTACCATCATCGGACGAATCATGCTGCCGTCCATCTTTTCCACAATCGCGTGATCACGCGACATGTCAATGTTGTGCAACAGAGTTTCCTCACGCTCGCCAACATTGAAGAACTTGTGGAACGGGCGCGACATAATACGACCATCTGGATAGAAGATAAGTCCACGGCACTCACGACGCATAAGACCCTTGGGAATGAAGAACCCGTGGTTCTTCATCGTCTCCTGGACGTCAATCGTGAAAGTGTCCTCGTAACCAACATTGTAGTTGACTACTTTGAAGCCATCGCGCTCTGCAACGACAAACTCGTCGCGGCCTTCGATAGCTGGCAACACATCATCAATGTGATGAATTATTGGAAAGTCATAGTGCATATTAGAACTTCTCCACTTCACCATTAGGACCGCGCATTTCCAGTATCACAAAAGGCACCTTTGTGCTCATTGTGCACTTACCAGCCCAGTCACAAGCATCGTTCCAGTTAACAAAACGCATAGTTTCAGTAACCGTTACACCAGCAGCAACAAGGGGTGCTAGCAAAAACTTTTCAAATTCGACTACCATTCTTTTACCTCCGAAACGGTTGTGCTGTCGGACACAAAGCCCTTTTCAACAGCATCCATTAGACAAAGGAATGCATCGTGTACTGCTACACATGCGGTCATTTCGCCCCGTTGAGCATAAAAATTGGCAGTCGTGTACATGGACTTTTCTACCAACTTTTTCATCTCTTCAGTCATATCATATCTCCTTTGCTTACTCTTACAGTATAGCAAAGTGTCTTGGTATGTCAAGCCTTAAGGTAGCGATATGTGTATTTTAATAGTGCTTTGATTTGTGGCGTATCTTTGGGAAATATGTTACGAAAACGTGCATACGTGGGCAAATCTGGCATGAAAGCATCAGGATTGCGGATTACTGCATCTGGGTCTTCTGTGTCCTGAATCTCTTGGGCCAACGTTTCGCCATACGCCATTAATTCATGTGGATCACGTAGATATGTTCGTTCCCAATCTCTGTGTGTCGTAGCGTTTGCAGCCTTCTGATAACCGCTTGACATCTTGTTCATATCAGGGATGCGGCTGTGTTGCCCTTTGTGTACGAGCTCGTGGCTCATAAGACGCATTAACATCTTCTTGAATGTCTTGGGACCATACACTCCAATCAAGTTACGAGCATATAGGATTATATTGAAGTCTGTTACACGCTCGCCATCATCTGTTTCGCCTGTCGTAGCTTCAGCACTCATCCACCAGTCACTCTTTGTAGGATTGTAGTTGGTGGTAAAGTCTACCCGCAGCTCTTCATCTACACTTGCGTTAAGTAGATCCTCAAGCTGGGCAATGTTATCCAGGTCATCGTTGCTTGCTAGGTACTCTTGATATTCGTCAAGGGCATCGTCCACGCCAAAGCCGAGCTCATCTAAGAACTCGGCATCAGGTGTTACATTTGCTTCAAGTATGTCTCTGGCTCTCATACCAGTATTTAGCGGGGGAAGCGACCTAACATTGCCTCGCTGACCAACAGACGTGCTAGCTGCATATAATGCGGGCTGTCTTCAATAGAACCATTAAACGACAGAACAAGGTCGCGTAGGTCCTTAATAAGGTCCATACGCTCCTGTGCTGGGTCTCGATCTTTTAGTAAATCCATCAGTCCATCCGATAGCCTGGGTTAACTTTAACGCCAGCCATTGTGAACAGCGTTTCAGCATATGCCTGCGCACCGGTAAACTTTGCGTCAATGTTTTGGCAATGTGAATTGGAAGGGTTCCACTTTTGCCACGCCTTGCCGGTGTAGTCTTTGCGGAAGCCAATCGATTCGATCAGCTTGCGTTCCAGTTTGCCTAGCTTGGTGTTGCCTTTGTGCTCAGGGTAATATGTAACCCAAGCAAAACCACATGCGCCGCCGTCTTGACCACCGTAGTGCTGGTCCAGGAACTCTTGTGCCCGACGGCCCGCGTCAATTGTTGCCAATTTATCTGCAGTGGCAAGTTGAACGTCGTTTGAATTAAAAATAGACATTTGTATCTCCTAAGATCCCCAGTGCAGTTCATACCCAATTCCGGGTGCTGCGCAAATTGCTTCTACATAATAAAAGCGAGGAGTATGTACAGTTGACGCATATTCGTTCATCAGCATTTCAATGCCGGTAACGATGTTTACGTCCTCGTCAAACATAACGCCTACATCAGTTGGCGCAGTCATTTCGCCTTCCGTGTCATAACCCCAAGTATAGGTCATAAACAGTGAGGTGCCCTTTTTGAAGTAAACTGGCAGCTCGCTAGCGTCTAGGCTGAGGGTCCAATTTTCATTACGCATGTATATCTCCTTTGCTTACACCCTCAGTATAAGCGAAGCGTTATGGGTTGTCAACCTCTTTTTCCAAAATATGTTCGGTTGAGTAGTTCCAATAGAGTGCACCACATCCTGCGCCAAGGAGCAATCCAAGTGGGTGTCCTCCGCTAGCGAAGATCGCGAGATTATGACACGCTGCAACCCATCCCACAGTGTCTACAGCACGATTTGCAAATTCCGGCTCATATCCGCTTTCGATAAGTATAGCCTTACCACCATACTTCATGGCAATTAAAACAACCACGCCGAGAAGTGGATCACTTGTAGGTATTAGGGGATTTAACTCAACATATGCAGGGTTTACAAGAATCTCGTATGTGGTAAGCGCGTCTGCAATGTCGCCTGACCCGATCCTTGCTCCCTCACCAAACTTTGGTTTATCGTCAATCTTTGGGTCATCGTCAATCTTTGGCACAGAGCTACATCCTGCAATGAGCAGTAATGTGGAAATGATTAATAAAAATCTCATTGGTATTCCTTTGTATATCTATACAGAGTAACAAAAAAATCCAATGATGTCAACCACTTATTATACCAATAGCATTGCCAGTAAGAAGGGTATCATTTGCATGGTGGTAAGCGAAAGAAGTGCAGCGCCACCAAAAATACTTACTACTATACCAAGCCAAAATAAGAAGCCCTTATTGTCAGCATTATGGCTAGCCAGGGTGGCTCCTATAAAGGTGATAACAATTGTAATAGTTAGAATCATCTTCTTTCCTTTCCAGCCTAAAGGCCAATAATAAACAACAATAGTCCAACCCACCATGCGCCTGATGATGGACTAGTGAATAGCATGAGAGCGAAGCCAAAGAACCACATTTTTCTTCCTTACAGTTTGAGGGTTGGATACACTGTGTCTTTCCAAAGTTTGTATTCTTTTTCTTTCCACAATGCATATTTGTCTTCTGGGTCTTGTTCAATGTCGTTTTCTTCGCGCCACCTTTGGTCTTCTTCCCATTCTGCAATAGCCTCTTCTTTCGTGTAGAAGCGGCCTTCATCCCAGTTCCAATGATTGATGTTGTAAACTTGGAAGTTGAAGAAGAACCACAGGAGTGTTAAATTAACGCGAGGCCCTGCATGGTCTCCGCCAGTCCAACTTGTATCCACATGTAGCTCAAAGATGGATCGTAATGGCATACGCGAGATTTGCAGCTCTGTTGCCCAATTCTTACTTAGGCGCTTGTCCCACGCGACGTAGTTTTTTTGCTCGACCTTGTCGCTAGGTTTCCAATGGTTAATACGAAAAATAAATTCAAGCATGTTATCACCTATTAAAGTAAATCAAAGCAAACTATAAGAAAGCCAATCCACCACCAAACGACAACTGGATTGCTCCAGTTAACAATCATAATAACGAGTCCAAACAGCCACATATTAGCCTCCTACAGCCATTGCCATGTCTTTAGTTTCAAAGATGCGCTCCAGCGTGTCTGTGTCAGTCTTGTCGTCGCGTAGTTCCACAAAACGCGGGTGGCTTAGTGCATAATACTCGTTGCTGCGGCCACGTGTAATGTCGCTGCATGTTACAGTCATTACTTGTCCCATCAGTTCCTCGCGCCGCGCATCCATGTCGTCCAGTTCAGCATCAGTAAACCCACTTGCAAAGCCTTTAACGTTGCCGTCATCTGTTGCAAACTCAATGCTACCAATTTTACCTTCGCGCTTTGTGCCAACTGTACCGGGCTTAAACCCTGTAATGCGCACATCAGCATCAATCTCTAGCTTGAGCTTTAGTTGCTGTGGGCTTGTGCCGTCGCGGAAGATAGCGTTATGGTCTTTCCAAATAGCACCTTCGAGCCCTTGCTCCATCCATGCGGCGCAGTGTTGCAACGCTTCGGCAACAGTGTAGACGATGTGTGTTTCAATAACGCGAATATATGGGCAGTCTTCACCAATGTAGTCAACAAGTGTTTCGAAACGTCGGTGGTATGGTGTGGTGCCTTTGATTTTGTTTGCAGCGTTGGTGTATTCTTCCAGCGTTACATAGTCCCAAAGATCTAGCACAATCTCAGCGCCCGCAGGCAAGTCCATGCTTTTGATAAGTCCGTTACCTGTTGCACGATCACAAATTGTTCCGTCTGCAAGGCGCACTGTCAATTCACCGATATAATGTCCATCTTCTAGATATTTAAGATGCGCATTAATCAACGGATAATCGTAGCTTTCACCGCTGCGGCTGTTGCAAATAACTTCATTGTTTTCAACTGTAAACTCGCGGTAAGTGCCGTCAGCCTTCAACTGCACAAAGCTATCTTCAGGATTAATTTTGCCCCGCGTCTTTTCGCTGAACAACCCGCAACGCATGTAGACGGGCTTGACAATGAGCCCTTTAAACACTTTGTTGATGTTGCTACGGCCCATGTTAATCCGCAGGTCACGAGTGAGAACTTTGGCTACAATATCTCTGTTATCGTCACTCAGATTCCAAAGAACGTCGTCCAACATGTAAAGCGCATCATTGCCTGTTGTGTTGCGATTCGCAAACTCTTTTTCCAGGACAGTCAATGCCCATTCCAAATCACCAGTAGGATTAGGATTTGATGGTCTAAGTGTGACATTCTTCATCGTAATGCCATATGTGAACGCAACCTTGTCATATGTCATCTTGAGAACACGCTGCAACAATTCATTGTCGGCGTGTTTGCGCAGCACGTCCATTTTGTAGTTGCTGCCATTTTCCAAGTTCAGTTCTTGTATAATAAGATGAATCGGGGTCACAATATTTTCCTTTTGCTTACAATACTACTATAAGCGAAGTGTCTTGGTTTGTCAACCGTTTTCTTTGAGATTTACGATTAATTGCTGATGCGATAATCTTTGTGACAAGCTAAACAGGCAGGGCCTATAATGCGCATTGCAGCCATTGTTTCCTCAGAAGATGAAACGCTAATGTCATTTAGAACAGTGGCCATTTCTGCAGCCCGTTGAGCAAACCCTTCACGGTCGTCCCAAATAGCCGGGCTTGCTTCTGACTTTGGATCGTTTGCCTGCGTTTCAAACAACGCCACAATGCGATCAGTTTCTGCTTGAAGAGCTGCAAGTGCTGTGGTGGCGGAAGTTTCGTCAAATGCCACTTCGCCTTTTGCCATTTGACCAAGTGTCTTTAGCTCGCTAGCCATTGTCATCATGCCTGCCATCCGCGCTTTGACATGCGGGTCATTAACGTCTGTGTGGGCAATCGCCACTGTTGCGGCTGTTGCAAATAATGCAACGAGTATTGTCTTATCGAGTAGCATCATCTATTGTTGTTCCTTGCTGCTATACATAGTCAATCCATTTTTATTTAGTTCCCACTCAGTAATAGCTAGAACATAATTGTATCCAGGATAGTCATTTGCTTTGTGCCAGTATTCGACTTCCTTACGGACTTTTTCAACATAGAGTTTTTCTGCGAGTATCATTTGCCAATATCCTCTGACCACCTATGGGTGTATCGTTTTAGGCGCTTATGATTAGGCGGATAATGCTGCACACCAATATCAGTAAGGGCAGAGCACGAAATACATTTCATTGTCACCGCAGGGTCAATATGTACCTTAGAATCTGAATGACTGCCTGGATAGTATCGCAAATCTTCTCGATTAACTTCAAGAAGTGCGCCACAGCCGGTGTGGTTGTTACCAAAACCTGTGCAGTATATTTCTACACTCCAGTTTTCGTTACATGGCGCGGGCTTAATAATTTTCATATTGAACTCCATTGTTACACTTTTATTATAGCCGATAGTGACTGATTAGTCAACTGCTACATAAGCAGTAATCCAAGTATTTTCACGCTCGGTGTAATTAGACCAAAACTTACGGTGTTCGTCTTCGTTGTCCTGTAAACTGAATTTGTAACTGATGACCCCCAGCCGATTCGGCTCTATAACGTGTGTCTTGTACAGAGCATCTGCCCACCTGAAAAATAGTTCGCCTGTGTAATAAAGATTACGTTCTATTGATACGTTAGCAAGAGCTTCTTCTTCACCATTCAAAACAATGCGATCGCGCCATGGCACATTGTTGCCTGACCAGCCATATTTTAGTTCATTTTTGTATTCATGGTCCATACCTTCGTCCCATTTCGCATTAACCCATTGTGATTGTGCGATACGAACCTCTTGATAGAACTTCATGATCTCATGGATATTGAACTGATATTCGCGCTCTTTTGCGTGGGTCCAACGCGGCGTTCTATCATTATTATATTGTGGAGGAAATTCAGGAACCTCCACCACACTAAGAACACAATCTTTCCACGTGTCTACCTCCCAATCGCACGGGATTTTGATCTCAGGCGTGTAGCGCATCTCACCAACAGCATGCCAGCCAGAGGTGGTTGCATGATTGTTTTTGACTAGATGCCTGCGCTGCAATGCATTAACGATTCGCCCGTCAAGCTTTTCAGTTGTACCTAGCACCATTTTGCGCAGTGTTTTCAATTGGTTTGGTGTTAGCGATACCATTCTACTAGCTTCCTAACATATTCAGGACTCGCATCACCTAGATCTGCGCCCTCAGAGCCTGCTACGCTTACTGTGTGCGCCTTGTGCGCTGTCTTTGCCAGCTTACGTCCAGCAGCACCTGGGTCACAAACGGCTACTGTAGGGCGCTGTGTGCACACAAAACTCAACCAATTCAATGTGCTAGTGTTTGGATCGTTAGAAAGCACTGCAATCGCGCTGTAGCCGAGCTGTGTAAGCCGTGCAGCGTCGAAGATGCCTTCTGTGATAAACAGTACAGTAGACAAATACCAGCTTTCTAGCCCCCACACTGCAACGTGTTTAACGTGCTTCTGGATTAGCTTTTTGCCACGATAAGTGTAGTAACGCCCCTTTTCGTCGTTCTTCTGCACCTTGTCAGCGTCAGGACGATAAGCTTGATATCCGGCCAACACACCAGTGTGGGTCCATAGCGGAAACGTAGCTACACGCTCCGCTTCGTCCATCCAAACTGTGTGCAAGTCCAGGTCTACGTGCCTGTCTAGGATATGTTGTCTAAGTGTTGTCATGTAACCAATATACTTTACTTTGTCAGGGTAGTCAAGAAAAAAGTGCCCTTAGGCACTTTAATCTATCCTAGTTGTAAGCAAGGATATTAATAGTTGCTGCCACCATTCAGGAAGTCTACAACCTTTGCCCATGCAGTGTTTTCTGCAACTTCAGCTAGGTTGGACGTTGGGCTAGTGCTACGGGCAGGACTTTTTGCAGCGCGGACAACCTGGCCCATTGCAGTGTCCAAAATGCCTGCTGGTGTTGTACCATATTCAAACATATGCATCACGCGGTAGGCAACTTGAAGTTCTCCGGCGTAATCAAAATACTTGCCGCCCCAGCTCATTGCTTGCAGTGGGTTGCTCAAAAATGCTGCTGTCAGCTCGGCTGTAACTTCTTCGTGCTTTGCAATAACACGCGAAGCCCAATATGTAACATTACCTAACCGATATTCGTCGCGTTCGCCGCCGCGTGGTGCGCGTTCATGATATGTTTCAAATGCGCCACGTGCAGCAACACGCGCTTCACGGGTTGCTTCAGCAGCCGCCTTTTCAGCTTCGCGCTCGGCGCGTTGGCGTGCATCTTCTGCGTTTTGTGCTTCAACTTCAGCAACTTTTTCGGCTAGCGTGGATTCTTTCCAACGGCGATCAGGGCGCGAACGTGTCAGTTCAACGTAGCGGCTGGTGAGTTCTGTAAAATTTGTCATTTTGTATATCCTCTTTGCTTACTCTTATAATCTATAGCAAAGTGCCTTGGATGTCAATCATTATCTGCAAAAAAGGTGAATTATTTTCATCAGCCTACTGTCAGCTTTGCTAGCAATCCAACCTCATGATCACTAAACCCCCAACCGCGGTCGCTAGCATAGATGTCTTTAAGGTAAGTAACGTGGGTATTATCTTGAATGATTCCCTTGCGCGTCAATTCCTCATAGGCGGCATGAGCAGCAAAGTTATCATCAAACCAAATACAAAACAGTCCATTTGTTGACATACTTACACAATAACCTTTCTGCCAGTCTGCTTTTTGCCCCAGAGATTTTCGCCCATACGTGCAAGTTCTGCTACGTGCTGCGGATCATCATCAGCCATTGCAATTAGCTCTTCTTCAGTGAAGGCGTCGTCCAGCTTCAACAACCAAACTTCCATGCCCCGTGCCTCATTGAATCTGGCGCGTAGAGTCATCATGTTGAGAATACTGTCAACAGTTTGCGGAAGTTCTTTATCTGCCATTTTTGCCATTACATATTTTTCATCAATCGCAGTGAGATTGACAATTGCCTCAAAGCCTTCCTGGCTGAAGCTAAAAACAAAAACATTCCCGTCTGCATTGCGTCCCATCATTGATCCTCTTTCGCTTGGACATACTTGGTAAACAGTCCGGTCATATTGCTGTAACTGATGCCAGCTTCCATTGTGCATACAACATCTGTAGCGGTACTGTGCGGAAACAGGTAAGTATATGCCCAAAACCTTTCGCCACCCACTAGCGTTTCTGCTACCTCAGGTGCGTCAAATATTTTGGGCAGGGCGTCCCATGCCTCTTTACCAATACCGTGATAACTCATACTTTGTCGCCAAACTTCTTCTTGAGGCGCTCAAATTCCTTGCGGTCTTTTTCGTCCTTCTTGACCTTTAAAGCCTTTTTCTTTTCACGGATCACTGATTCAGACTTAAGGCGCCTTTTGTATTCTACGTCAGTTTCAAGGCGCTTGTACTTGATTGTAATTTCAACGCCCAAGGCGTAACCATAGCTTTCGAAATCAATAAAGCCGCTGCCAGCAATGCCGCCGCGGTCAACAATCATGCTTTCATAATCAGCCATTTCACGACCAACATCACACAACATGGTGCCATCAAGGTCCCGCAGCCCGGTCAACATTTCTGTAATTTCTTTGCGATCTTTTTCCATGTCTTATCTCCTTTGCTTACTCTATGAATATACAGCAAAGCGCCTTGCTTGTCAAGCAAAAACATAATATTTTTAGCCGCCCTCACCAGGCTTATCAGAGAACAGATCCATCTTACCTGGCACGCCATCCATTTCGTCTGCGCCAGGCAGCGGGTCCTTTTTGCTGATGATCACCGGCCACAACTCGGAATACGTACGGTTAAATTCAACCCATTTTTCTGTGTCAGGCGCAGTGTCCGGAAGGATTGCATCAGCTGGACATTCTGGCTCGCAGACGCCACAGTCGATGCATTCGTCAGGATGGATTACTAACATGTTCTCGCCCTCGTAGAAGCAGTCCACAGGACATACCTCGACGCAGTCGGTATATTTGCAGGAAATACAATTATCGTTTACAATAAAGGTCATTTATCCTTGCCAAAAAGCTCAACAGCTTTGTTGGGGTCAATCATGTTACCATAAATGTCAAAATACATGACACGGGTAAACCCTTCGTCCAGGGTAGGCAATTCAAAGCTCTTAAGCATGTTTGCCATTACAAAGGCTGGAATGTTCTTGCCAGGACGGCTTGCAAGTCGACGCTCAAGTTCAATCTGATGTGCAGCAATGAACGGCGGTAGGATGCAGATGCATTCCATACGATAATCATCTGGGAAGCGGTTAAGAATCTTGCGGCGCTTCTTAACACTCATATTAGTCTGATCCCACAAGACGCCGCGCTTACCCTTGATAGCCTCAGTTACGAGTGCATCAGCTTCAGCAGTAGCTTCCTTGACGTAGTCTGACCAAATTTCGTCATAGTTAACGCCCAGCTCTTTGGCCCGACGGTCTACAATGTCATCAGTGCTATAGTGATGGCTTGCTGCGGTTGCGGCTTCACGCGCTGCGGCTTCTGTGCGGCCTAGAGTCTTTCCGCTGGCTGGAAGGCCAACTAAGACTACTACGGCTGGGTTTTCATTTATATCCATAATACCACTTTACTTTAAACTGTGCCCAATGTCAAGACAATTCTAAATCTTCAACGCGGGCGGATGTTAGGCAGCTTGAGGGATGATCCTGCCACAAAATATTCCAACGATCCATTACTTGTGTTGCACGGACTGTGGCCCATCCATTCGTAACCTCTTCAACTGTGCCAGAAATAGCGTCATAAAAGCTTGACTCAGGCATATTGAAGCATTTTACATTTTTACCAATTAAATCACTCATTTGTGCTCTCCTTCAGAGACTTTAGATAAGTTTTGTATTCGTCGTCCTGTTCTGTTAACCCATGAACTACCCAGCTGTTATTAATTCTCTGAGGCAGTTCTTGATCACTAAGTTTTTTCATGATAGCAAGTTGATCAAGGTCAGGAAAGTCGCTTACGTAGAAATGACATTGGAAACAATATGCTGCTAATTCACGACGGAGATTGACCGGAATACCTTGCTCCATTTTTTGCAACTCTAGTCCTAAATTTTGCCATTTACCTCCAAATGTACTGTATCCACCTGTACCAATATGAATCATACTGCCTGCAAACATATGACTGGGACTGCCGACAAGATCACGATCTAAGCGGAACCAAATTTTGCCGCTGTATCCCAGGTCTTTGTTTTTGTTGTAGCTTTTACGTTGAATGTGAAGTTGGCGGTGCTCGATGCTCTTGCCAAGATATGGTACGTTTGTGCGCTCCAAAATCCAGTACACACCTAGGAGACGATTACTGCCTGGCAGTTGCAGGGCTTCTTTTTCAAGGTGCCTCCGCAACGCCACAAATAACGAATCAAAATCCGCAATTGGCCCATATGACTGGAGAAATTTTCTCTGTGTGTCAGGCGTGTTAATCATATTTTAGTAAACTTTCCTGTCACGGAAGACGCAGTTAGGGAACAGTCGCTCTAGGGCAGTCTGAATGTGAGCATCGAAAACCGTCGGATCGGTATATGCTTCCTTCATAATGCCAGAATTGTGTGCAATATCCCAGGCATCGACACCCAGCTTGACGTCCTCAATTGCCTCAATGTTGTAACCATTATCGCCCAAATAGTTTATGATCATCGTTTCCCAACGGATCAAAACTTCATCATTAAACTTTGCCATGTTATATTCCTTTTGCTTACGATACCACTATAAGGCAAAGTGTCTTACTTGTCAAGCTAAATATACATATGAAAGACGTTTATGTTGAAAAATTTTCAGCAGTATTAGACGAAATACATACGTTCCGAGTTTACCCTCAGATCAAAGTGTATGTAAGTGTCTTGTTAGCTGATCACGTCGAAAAGACAGATTTCTTTGTTGAGCCTTTTGGTCTCCGTTACATGAGCATCACTACAACCACCGCAGCAAAAGAACTAGGCGATAGCTGTCTCGTGATGGCAGGTATCTTTCCTGGCTATCGCGGCATGCCCGAAAGCTATTATATTGATATTGGCAGTGGAAGCTATAGTGCAGCGGCGAGTGCGACTGGCAGTGAGATATTTGGTAGGCTTGCTGAAAACTTTGATATGTTCAGTGATGGACTACGTCAAATATCTCCACCGATCTTTTTGTAATCAACACAAGGAAAAGCCGTCAACAGCTTATTGCTATTAACGGCGTTTCCGATCTCGGGTGTAAGATCTTCTAACTTTAAATACCCATACTATAAATACAACTTATACATATAAACATTATTTATCCTTGATTTGGCAGATCGCCGTGTTCAACAAAATGTTGTAGCAGTGGCAACAGTTCGCGCACCTGCTTTTGTGTTAAGTGCATACGTGAGTTGACAACTGCGCCTTCTGGAATAGCAAGTGCTTTCCAGCCTCCGTCAACCATAACATTGATCTCAGGATCACCAATACCCAACCAAACAGCATCATACATTGCTGAACTAGACTTTTGCAGACTGCATTTATTATTATGCGTGTCTGTAAATTCAACAATTGCGAATCCACGGTTTGTGTGTTTAATGTCTGCCATGATGTTTGTGGTGCCGTCACCAAGATTCGAACTCGGGACATCGTCATTACAAGTGACGCGCTCTACCAACTGAGCTATGACGGCATGCTCCTATTTATGAAATTAGCCAGTCCATTTTGGACCAGTCTGTATCTTCATCCATGAGTGTTACTTTATCGCCATGCTGCTCATTTAGCTTCGCCCAAACAAAGGCGTTATTCATGCGAAGCGTGTATGACTCCTTATGGCATGAATAACAGGACCCGCTTGCCCCATAGAAGTTTAGACGATTTTTGTCTTCTTCATCTTCTTCAACACGAACAATGCCGCTGTTCATTCGCCAGCTATCACCGTCAAGGTACCCGCCACTCCATCCTCCTAGGATTTTGTAGTGTGGCGTCTTACCTTCAAACTTAATAACTACCCAATTGTCAGGTTTATGTGTCATTTTCTGTCCCATGCTGCTGGTATGTGCCGTCTAATGGAGTTATCATCAATCCAATCTAACAGCACAATTTTTAAATCTTCAAGTGTTTCTGCTGCGATCACGTCTTGCATCATTTGCTCTTTTTTGACACGATTGCGATAGCTTTGCTTGGACTCAACTGGACCACGAACTATCTTTGTCATGTTACACTCTTTGTTTTGGTGCCCCTACTCGGATTTGAACCGAGATACGCGGGTTTAGAAGCCGATGCATAACCGTCATGCTCCAGGGGCGTTATTCTTTATACAGCGACATAGCCTTGCGAAGTATATCCTCAACAATCTCGTCTACTGTCTTATTTTCCAGTTTAGCACGTTCGACCAAATAGTCAATCGTTTCTTGCTCGAGATCCAATTCTATTTCTTCTTTACCGTCATCGTCCATCGTACAATCCTTTTGTTGGTGCCGGTTGCTGCGCCGGCGTCAGCGTTACGCCCTGACAGCTTATTGGAACAGATTAACGTCCTATAAGACCTAAAGGGTTGACTCTGCATGTTACCATGCCTATACTTCCCCCACCGCTCTTTAAATAGGTGGCGTGATCACAAGGCGTTGATGCCATTTTTACTATACCCTATAGGATGGGCAGGGCACCAGCTAAGGCAGTGTTCATGTCTCCTATAGCTTTTCTAATCCTTGACCTTTAGTGTTTCACCAGTATTACGCCCTGGTGATGAGGGGATACCTCGGCTTTCCGAGCAGGCGTGGAATTTTGTATAGGCCCCACCTCCATTGCTTAATAGACTACACTGCTCGAACCCAGGCAGCCTACAATTTCTTTTAAGCGGCCTAGTTCTTCCCTACTTTCATAGGGAATCTAATTATTTGTTTTATCATACCAATAGTTATAACATGACACAACCGCAGTGTCAATCAATGATTCCTAGAAGACGCAGTTCTTCTTCTTCCTGGTCCTGACGGCTGCGCGGCAACATATCAAGTATAATAGCCTCGTCGTCATTCTGTCGTACCTTGTCATCACGTGTTACCATTTTGACGCCGCTGTTGCCACTAACAAAGCTTACCTTAGCAGCGCCACTTGTTGTTTTCTTAGAGTGTTGAACATAACGGGCTTTAACACCAGTCTTGATCTTGTAATTGCCAAGACCCATGATGTCGTTTAAGAATAGGTGATCTTCTAGCTCTGATATTTCACGTGCTGTTGCACCCTTACTGAATACGCTAGGTAGTTCTAGTGTAATAGGTACAAGTGGCGGGTTATTAGCAACTACCATATGTCCATCTGGTTGATCTCTGAACACGGCGATGACTTGCGCACGACCTTGCACCATGAGGGTGCCTTTACTGAGGTATTTGTAAAGTTCCTGCTTTTCCTTTGCAGCCTGCTCGAGAGCGTCCTGGATCTTCTTGAGATAATCCATGGGCTGTAGGTGATGGTCTGGATTGTAAATCGGCGGTTCGAATACAGTAGTTGGCTGGCGGCGGCGAGGTGGAATACGTGCACCACCGCGACCAAATATCTTAGGACCAACGTTACTATCAACACCAGCTTCGCCACCAGTATTAAGACCACCATCAGTTCCATCACCAGTTGTAAATGTAACATTAATGTTACCATCGCCGTCAACAACAAGTCCGCCTGCACCAAGAACGTTGTAAGTAATATTTTCAACACCATCACCACCTGTAATGATGCCGCCTTGTGGGAAGATATTCCAGAGTACGTTAACTTGTGCAGTACCGCCTAGGCTAACATTGCCGCCAACTGTTGGTATAATACTGGTTGTGACATCTGCTGCGCCACCAAATATAAGTCCACCAGATCCAGTAATACTAGAGGTAAACTCAATGTTGCCTACGCCACCAGTTATAAGTCCACCGTCAGTAGCAACAAGGTATCCGCGAATAACAAGGGCACTACCGCCTGTTACTAGTCCGCCAATTGATCCTTGAATTACTACACCAGCTGAGCCACCAAAAATCAAATCTCCGAGAATCGGTTCAATGAAACCTTGGGTTGCAATACCTAATCCGTCTGGACTAGATAAGCCCTGGGTGATAATCTCTCTGGAGGTGCCCTTTTTACTGGCCATGACTTAGGTGTCCGTTCGTGTTACGGTCACGTCTCCGCCGCCATTGTCAGTAATGGTTTGCTGAATATAGTCTGCGTTACGTGATGTGCCTGTAACGTTGAGTGGGTTGCTAATATCCAATCCGTGTATCTTCCAAACTTCATCAATTTGGATGACGCTGTCAATGCCAAGTTCTGCACCAACCTGACGTCCACCCTCAACAAGTGTAGATGTGTTAAAGTTAACTGTAACTTTGAAGTCACCAAGCGGCGGGAGAACAGGATCTTCACCATCACGCGAGAACACGTTACCAGTAATTGTAAGGATGTGATCACCTTCCCAGCTTCTAATCTTCCAGCCATTCTCAAGGAAGAAGGTACTTCCCAAGATACGCGAGCCTGGTAGAGGGTCACCACCAACAACACTAACAGCTTCTAAAAACTGAGCATTAACTCTTGCGCCCATCCACTCTTTCCAGTTTGAATAAATGTCAGTCCGGAAATCAAGATCAGTAATGCCGTAGTTAATCAAAATCAACTTATTAGGGCCATCAAACGTGACAGCTTGATTACCATAGTCGGTATTAGATGGGTTATAAAGTTCCCAAAAGTCCCAATCACCATAGTTGAAGATTAAGCTTGGCATTAGTTATGAAGTCCCCTAATTCCTGCACTGATTGCTATTTCTACATCATTTACACCAAATAGCCGGGTTGCTGTAAAATAAAACGAGGCTTGTGTGCCGTCTGCTTTGTTGCGCACGGCAGTTTGCACATTAGCAAATGCGTCCGATAAATCTTGGGTGTCAACACCATTTACAAAAAATTCACCAACCAATAAGCCCGGAGAAGTAAAAGTTCCTGCTGTATCAACTTCCCATTCTGTACCCGGCTTTTGTACCCATGTTGGTGTCGTAATTGTGGATCCACCATATATAGAGATCTTAACCATCGATGCAGCATTTGCGGTTGTGTCCCATGCTCCCAATCGCAATTTGTATGGGAAATATGTGTTATGATTTATGTCGCCGCTTGGAAAAGTTGCAATAGGACGTACACCGCCAATGTACGTCTCGCCTGCGCCTGACGTTTGCCCAGCCAATTCTGCACTAAAGAAGCCGCCATGTTCTTTAAGATCTCCGAGACCTTCAGCAAGAACACCACAACAAACCAACTTCAATTCACTTGTAGAACCTGGGGCTCCTGTGTTTTCCTGTCTCACTGTAACTGGCAGTGAGCCTTTTTGCATGTTTGCATATGGAAATAAGTTTGCGTGATAGTATTCGTGCACTTGGCGGCGCAAACCGCGCTCATATATACCAAATCTAATTCGGCCACCACCTAGCCATTGTATATCCATCCAGTAGATGTTAATCGCAGTTAAATCAATTGTGTCACCGGATGGGTTGTTCAAATCACCACTGCCATCAAACGTATCATCGGCCCAATCAGTTTGATTAATTACTGTTTCAGTTGTAGCACCACTAACGGAACTTCGCACAAAAACACTAAGTTGTGTGCCATCCAGTCTAAAGCCCATTCCGTTTTCATCATCAAAATATCCCCATTCACGTAACACCCCAGCTTTACCAGCATCGCCTGACATAATGGTCATTAATGTTGTTTGTGAGACGCCCGGAACATAGTGGTGATATTGATCTGTTCTATATTGCGCAATATCACCAGCCGCCGAGGTTGTTGAAAACAAAGCATACTTGCCAGCAGCACTGTGCGTAACAGTGCCCGAACTAGCTGTTGTAAGTGACCAGAGTTTTGACTGTAGGTCTTGTGGGAATGAATAGTCGCCTTGCGATACTGAGTTACTAACACGCAACTTACCAAAGCCGTCAAGTGAAGCAGGACCTTCAGCAAATCTAACTTGTGCTGACCCGTCTCTATCAATCTCTAAACCATTGTAACTATCAGTCCAACCAACCAGCTTATTGACTGGGGTATATAAATCAAGCACATTAACTGAACTAACTTCAGCGACGTTGCCGCCGCCCTCAAGTTGAATTGTTTCACCAGCAACTGGGACGATGTTGTTGTCTTCACTATTAATATTTGGAGTAAAAACAAGTGAACCTGTTGTGGCTGTATCTTGTCGAATCCGTGTTAACCGTCCATCAAAGCCGCTTGTTAGGAAAATGTATTCCTCTCCAACTACAAATACTACTGTACGGTTATTATAACCAACCTCAACACTGTATTTCATTTGGATACGGTCGCCGGTGCTCTCTGGTGGAATTCTTGTATATCTACGTTCGCCTGCCATGTGTTATCCTATTATTTCTTTCCAGCGTATTTGAAAATCAAACGCCATATCGTTAGTTCCAAATTCACGCTGCGCTGTAAACGTGTATTCGGGTATTGTACCGTCTGCCCTACGTATTACATTTCTATATGCTATTGTAATAATATCAGCAAAATCCCATGTTCTATCACCATAAAGATAAAACTCTGAGATTAATATTCCGGGACTTGATAGTGTTCCTACTGTGTCAATTTCTAAGCAACTTTCATCGCCCTTTGAAGTCCAAGTTGGTGCAGCTAATGTAGCGGCAACATAAACCCTAATCCTTACACGCCCATTATCGCCAGTTACGCTATCATACGCCATCGCATTAAAGCGTTGAGCCGCTGCGACACAGTGATTTTCGATACCATTAAATATGGCTTTTGGACGGTAACTAAAAAATGCTGTTTCAGTTGCCCCACTTAAAATAATTGGACCTGCTGATGAATTTGTCCATGTTTTTGCCTCTTGCAGGGGCTCTGTTGGTCCACCAATTGCTACGCTTGCGGACCAGCATCGCATCTCACTTGTACTTGCTGTAACTCCAGTGTTTTCAATTTCCCAGCTAATAGGTAAACTTGCTCGTCGCATATATGCTACTGTATCTGTGTTTGCAAAGCTTTCAGCGTGGCAAGTAATTCGTTGTCCACCAGCAAATATACCAAAACGCGCAATGCCAGCACCGTGCCACGTATAGTCAATCCACCATACATTCAATTTTGTTAGATCAAGCAAGACACCACTTGGATTGGTTTGATCTCCCATACCTGTAAGTTGATCGCCATTCCAGTCATCGCGTAAAATTTGAGTCTCAACTGCTGAGCCGGAGGTGGACGTTCTGCGCACGAGGCTAATAACACCGTTTACAACTTCATAAAACAATCCATCATTGTCATCAAACATGCCCCAACGTGACGTTTGGTTAGCTTTACCAGTATCACTAAGCACAACAGTCTGCTCGGCGATAACTGGGACGCCCGGAACATAGTGGTGATACAGATGTGAGCGATATTTTGCAAGATCAGTTGCGCCTGTCGTTGTAGTCAATAATAATGCGCCGCTTGTGTTTTCATGTGTTACTGTTGCGGATCCTGCAGAGAGGTCCGCAAATTCTTCACTTAATGCTGTGTATGTAAATGGATATTCCGCAAGCACGTTAGCTGTTTCAACTTCAAGTTTACCGTCAGCACCAACACGCGCTGCACCATCACCAAATCGTACATATGCTTCGCCTTGTGGTGAAACTTTTTGGCCCCTGTAATGGTTGTCGTAGCTAACAAGTGTGTTAACATTTGTGTATGTGTCAAATGGTGTTGATGTGGCAACAGTTGCAACAGTAACATAGGCACCGCCACTTGCAGGGGCAAGTGTAATATTCTCACCAGTAACTGGTGTAGTTGCGTCATTGTCATCGCTAATCTCGGACCAGTTGACGGAAATCATACCAGTTGAAACCGTATCCTCACGGACGCGGGCAATTGTTCCTGTCAATCCGGAAGTCGCAAGTAACAATTGATTACCTGGTGAAATATCATCTACTTTTCCTGTATAGAAGATATTAGTGTGTGCGGAGACACGAATTCTATCACCGGTACTCTCTGGTGGAATACGAGTAAATTTTCTATTGCCTGGCATGTAAAATCCTATTCTGTTTCAGCTTTTTAGTATTTATCCTGGTAAATATGTTTATGTATTATCGTGATCCAAATAGCGAGCTCGTCTGGGCCGATGTGCCAAAAAATATGAGTTCGACTATGAGTAACATTGTCGGTATCAATAAATGGCAACAATATGCAAAGTTTGAGCTTGTCCCAAAACATTTACACATATTCTGCATCATCCAAAACCCTTGGCGTAGATTTGTAAAGGGAATGGCTGAAAATGCGTGGCTTGCAAATGAGCGAAGTTTTGCTACTGCTCGTAAAACATCTTTCTATCAGATGTCCTTCATGGACAGGCACCTGCTTCCAATCAGTGCATTGCACCCAGACGCTATGCCATATATGAACTATGTAGCAATGGACCACAGTGATCATCTTGTTTCTGACATTTTGAATGAGTTGTTTGTGCAGCATCAAAGTGCGACTCGAATTAAGGGACATCTTAATAAACATGTAAGTTCTAAGCGTAAACAAGACTATCAAATCGAGGTAGAAAAGTGGTTGATAAACCGTTATCCATATCGTAAGCAAGTAGAGATCTTTAATCAAATTGATTTCCAGAATTGGCGTGCTGCATTAAATGCGCTAGACCCAGAAATAGAGTCTAGCACTTGGTTTCAAAGGTTACGAAATTGTATCTTTACGTCAGAATAAAAAGCACGTTTTGTTCCTGGTAATGATTCAACAACCCGACGGACATACTTTGAGTCAGGATCATATGCTAAGATTTGGAAGTTACCAACAACATCATCTTCGCCTTCTTCACTTAGTGTGTCTTCTATTGTTTCGTATGTGCGAATCCAGTTCATCATCATAACATTGTCTGGATACCAACGAAGTGGGATACCCATTTGGTCTTGGCCAAGTTCGATTGCTTTTTTCTTGATTGACTTCATACATAGCACAAGTGCATCGTAATTCACATAATCGTTGTTATCAAAAATAATCATGTGTGCGATCCACTTGTTACCAGACGTGTGTGTCCAGATAACATCACCAAGACGTGGCGGAATAACTTCATACTGATCATTTTCCGCAAACATATTAAACACACTCTGTCGAACATCTGGGTGTCGTTTCATTACCTCAGTCTCAATTCCAAGCCGGGCATCGCCGCCTGTGCTTGCTGGATATGCAATGATTTGGTGACGTGATTCTAAAAAGTCACCTTCGCCGTATAAAATTTTCATTAGTCGATTTCCTGCTCTGTAAATGCTGATGGAAAGTGGACACCAATATCTGGATCAAATCCGCCGCCTTCTCTTACCCAAGCTTCCTTACGAACAACTACCGGATTGCCCGTTGGGTGTACGTCCCATGTGAATGTGAACCTTTCCCAAACCATTGCTAAGTTTGGATCTAGCTGCTCGTCAAATATTGCTTTGAGTGCATATAGTTCGGGTGTCATCATGTGTGGCATGTTACGCGCATCATACTTTAGGATTTTAAACATAGCCGCACGCATTTTGCGACGGTGTAGAATCTTTTCCTTACGGTCTGTTGGCAGCACTGTCCAACGTTCACGTGCATTGTTAATTATTTGTTCTTCAGTTAGCTCTATTTTATCGACGCCTTGGGCGAGACGCAATAGCTTTTCTGGATCCATTTCTGTCATGTAAATTCCTCATATATGTCAAAAGATAAACACTGCGGGTTTCCCCGCAGTGTTATTTAGCTTCATTATGTAGTCAGTTATTAGACTGAACCAACTAGGTAGTTTCTTTCCAACGCCGCAACAGCTGAAATTGTAATACCAGTTGCTCGCGTAATTGTACCAGCCGCGATAACGAACTGTGCGTTACTTAAACCAATAGCAACTAGGATGACTGGAGCGTCATTTGCTGCTGATGCATTACCACGTTGAACGTTAACATCATAGTCGTATGTAAACGGAATGCTAATGTTACCGTCTACTGGAGCAACTGTCTGTCCAGTGTGGTTACCTGATCCAACAATGTCTCCTAGGATGGCAGTGCTGTCCGCATCTTCAACGATAATCGCGCTTTGCGTACCGTAGTTACGTCCAATGTTGTCACCTGCACTGTCGTCTGTAAAGAACAACCAGTATTTGGAATCTGCGTCACCTGTAAGGTTAGCGTTGAATACAAGGCTACCAGATGCAGTGAACGGAAAGTTTCTGCTTGCTGTACTGTGGTCTTGGAATGTTGCGTTGTTGATGTCAATTGTGCTTAGATCATCAATAAACAAGTCAATACCAGTTCCTGTCGGCGTAGCAAAAGACATTAGTGGGTCAGTAATGTTACCAACCGCGTTTCCAATTCCAAAGTCAATGTCGCCAGTTGAGCGTAGTTGGTTTTGAATATACTGGTAAGCCTGTGCTAGTGTACCGCCGTTACCATATAGTCTCCAACGATAAGCGTATGTGGTTGTACCAATTGTACGCTTAAAGCCTTCGCGCACTTCAACAGTTGCTACTGTGTCAGTTGCGTTTGTTACAAGTGTATCAGTTGATAGCAATGTGATAACTGTGTCGGAGTCACGTGTTAGAACTGTGTAACGTCCATCATTCTCACCGTCGTTAGCTGATCCGCTGATAACAATCATCGTACCTGCTGACACACTAGCTGGCCAAATATCAGCAGTTATAGTGATTGTCTTTGTACCGTTGTTAAAGTTGTAGTTGGTTACGGTGCCCATTGCGTCGACAAGTTGGTCCTTAAACTGTAGGAACATGCCGGGCTCACGGATTTCGTAAGTTACGGCTGCGTCTAGTGATCCAGGCCATTGCTCGTCAACTGTATTAACATAAATCAAAGTCTCAGCTGGTGCCGCCGCGTTAGCGTCATAGTTAGCGTCAACAATCTTGTAAACACCAACGTCGTTTGTATCAGTAACACCACCAGTAATAACTAGTATGTCACCTGCTGCAACGCCGTCGCTTGCCCAAGTTGCTGTTGTCTGTGCAATAGAACCTAGTGTACCTGCTGGAACAGTTGCTGGTGTTACGTTAATAATACCAGTATCAGCTGTGTCCAATGGAACAATAACGCTTGAATAAACATCGTATGTGATATCCAAGCTGTCATCTACACTCTGCCAGTCAGTTGCAAAAACAAAGTCACCGTTTGCGTCTACATACTCAACCTGTGAAACTGTAAGTTGTGTTTCGGAGTTAACTATAGTAATTGTGTAGTAACCTACGTCGCTTGTAGCTGATGTTGGGTCTGTAATAATACGTAGAGTATCACCAACTGCAACACCGTTCGTTGTAAACGTTGCTGTTGCACTATTGAATATTAGACCAGCTGCTTTGTCGCCGTCTGTGCCAGTCTCAAGTTCAGCACTTGTGCCGTTTGGATCTGCTGAGAACGCATATGGCGCTGAACCGGATAGTGCAGCGTCAGTTAGTGTAATAGCAGTGTCGATTGTCGCAGTAAGCGGGAATCGATTAACAATTGTCGCTAGTGACGTAACACCGATGTCAGCAATCTCTGACTGTGCATATGTTCTACGCTTCTTACGAACAAACAACTTTAGGTATGTTCTAAAGTCAGCATCTAGTGTGCCGTCTTGGTTATCATCTTGTAGAATCTGAACTGATTCGTTAACAATACCAGTAAAGGTAAAGTCGTTCTTTGCTGTTGTTGGTGAAGTCTGTTGGTAATAAACTTGTGAGTCAATGTCCAATGAACCAAGTGTAACAACACCTGTCCAACGTGCAAGGTCCTGCGCACCAACTTGGTTACGAGTCTTCTCAGCCCATCCACCAGTTCTAACTTTCTTACGAGTGTAATCGTTAAACCAGTTCCAGTTATCGTGTGCTGTACCGCCGCCAACTTCGAACTGCTCACTCGTAATAGCTTCAAGTGGATACTCTGTACGAATTAGGTCATCGTTGTAGTCAGGTGTTAAGTCAGTAACCAAACTGTCTACACGCCATTCATCCTTACCAAAGGAGTAAATTGCCTGTAGTGTAATTCCGTCTTTAACGTCACCGTCATCAGTACCAGTAGTTTCATTACCGTTAATAAATTCGCCTAGTGGTGTGGTAGCTGCAACCGCTGCGGCTGCGCCGTTGTTGAACACGCCAACAATAATACGATTTTCAAGTGTTGAGTCTGTTGAAGTACCGTCGTTGTTCATTGTAATAACAGTTGGGGTAGCTGCAACAGCGTTTGCATATGATGTTGCAAGGCTAATTGTGTTTGCACTAAGCCAAACAACGTAGTAAACGTTGCCTGCTGTAAGTGCTGTATCAACTAAGTTTGTGCCTAGTACCAACACAACTGGATCACCAGTAATATAACCGTGTGCTGTAAGTGTAATAACTGCGCTTGCGGCAGTGTCAGTAGTAAAGTTAATTGCTTGGCTTGCTGGGGTTAGTGAAGTTGTTGCTGCGCCTGCAAAACCGAGGTCGATGTCAACAAGTGTTGCTGTGGTTGTTGTTGGCGCTGCGTCTACAAAGTAGTGGCCTGCGTTAGGTCCTGAAATAATTGCTGCAACATCTTCGACAGTAATGCCTGTCCATCCTGTTCCATCTGTGCTAGCAATAGCACTAGTAGAGGATACGTATGCGTTAACAAGCGTTGCTCCGCGTTGTGTATCGCCAACTGGGTAAATTGACACTTTTTGGTGGGTTGCGTCTGAACCAAATATAACGTCGTAACGACCAATTAGGTCTGGGTCTGTAATAATTGCCATGGTCGAATATTCCTCCTAGTGAATTCCATCTGCTAGAAGTATTTATCCAATCAAGCTTTTATACTGAGCCTACGAGATAGTTTCGTTCCACAATTTGTTGTACAGGAATACTTTGATTTGTATTTGTCAATGATAGTCCAAGCAATCTAATATCCTTAGCATTTAAGCTGAAAATAACAATTGTAATGTTGATATCAGTTGTATATGTGTAGGTATAACTAAAGTCGCCGCGGAATGTACCACTAAAGGTAGCAAGTGTACCAGTGCCGCCTGTTACACTAACTGGTGCTGACGGATCCACTGTGTATCCAGCACCCGGGTTATCAATGCTCACGCTTGTAATCACTCCGGCGTCAACAGTATCAACGTTGAGGATTGCTGCCGTTGAGAACGTTCCACCAACAAGTGTTAGCTTGTCGTTAACGGTATATCCACTGCCACCGTTGATAAGAATTGCACTACGCAATGTTGATTCACTTGTCTCGGTACCTGTAATTTCAGTTGCACGAGTTGTAGTTAAGTCAGCATTGTAAATGCGCACTTCGCTGTCAGTTTGGATACCTGTCAATGTAAATGTAACTTGGATAGGTTCAGCGTAAACAACCCCATCATCAGCAATTACTTCATAGTTGTTAAGATCTGCGCCCGGCACGTTAGTCAAATATACACCCGGTGCACCAAAGAATCTACCACCAGCAAACGTACCAAGTGGGCTTTGCTTTGGTGATGTAACAGTTGTAACAGTTATGTTATTGAGACTGTTGCCGCCAATTGCAACGTTTTCAGTTGCAACAAATGTACCCTGTACATTGTTAAGTGTTGCATAAGTGCCACCAGTGTTTTTGTTTGTAATGTAGCCAGTTGCACCGCTTGTGCTACCTGTAACTTCATCACCAATATTAACTGTACCAGTCTCACTTGCATAATCCAATCGCACACCAATACCAATGTACTGATCCGGTGTTAAGCCGTTAAGCGTTGGTGTAAGTGAACCGCGTCGTGTAATATACTTGAGGTATTCATACACGTCAGCAAGTGGGTTGCTGTTGCAGTTAATTTGAATACTGTAATCTTCGTTTGTTGTGTCTGCGTTTACGTCTGCTACATAAGGCCCTGCATAGCTAACAACAATACCGTTTGCAGGGATAACACCCGCTGTTGTGTTGTTCAAGTCGGCCTGTGTAGCAAGTGGGACCGGTGCACGTCCACCTGCGCTTGCATCAACAACAAAGTTATCGTATAGTTCGTTCTGTTTACGTGCATATACTGTGAGGAAGCCCTCGTCAATCAATACGCTTTCTTGTGTTGTTTGTACAAGTATGTCAATTTGCCCTGTTCCAAACCATAGTCCAGCGCCACTGTCCTCACTATTGTCTAAAATAGTTTGATTTTGTCCCACATATAGTTGTGTACCACTAACAAGTGTACCCAAGCTAAAGATGTTTGTCCAAATATTGTTGCCTGTTAGTCCTGCGCTGCCTTGTGTCCCACTATGTCCGTTTACGCTAACTGTGCCGCTTGATACTGAGCTCCAGTCGTGTGTTGCTGTGCTGTCAGTTGGGCGGATGTAGAGGTCATTGTTGTTTGTGTCAACGTGTAGCAATACACCAGTCACTGTGCCGTTGCTTGCTGTAAATCCTACATCACCTGCGACAATTGTGCCCAAGCTTGACATTGGGACACGGAATATACCTTTACGCACACCAGTTGAGTATGCCCAGCCTTGAGTCTGCAATCCAGCACCAGTTAGGTGCTTAATGCTTTCTGGATCAATAAACCATGCATCAGGTTCATTTGAGAAGATCTGGCCAATTGAAAAACGAACTGGTGTAATACTACGGAATGGAACACCAAACTCAACGTAGTCACCTGCACCACCTGTAACGTTATCCCACAAGTCCTGCACTTCGGAAACCAAGTCCTGCAAATCAGTCACGCCAGTTGTGCCAGTCCAACGGATCTGATGGCTACCGCCGTCAACAGTAGGGTTATCGTTGAAGTAAACTGTCCAATCTGTTAATACTGTTGCTGTTGTCATTATGCGTCCACAATCTCATCTTCTAGCAATGTAACTGTTAAATCAAGACCTGTTCCGGTACCAGCAACAGTTTCAACTGGCACATATCGTGTGCTGCCTGTTGTACTCTTTAGTACTCGCACATAAACTGGTTGACCAGCAGCGGTTGAGAACGAAACAACTCCACTGATATCGGTTTCATCGTTTACTAACTCTGCACCAGTTGTTGAATTGTATACCCCAACAACCGCTCCAACGATTGCTGTGGTTGCACCGTCCTGCACTGTAATTGTGACTGTAACGTTGTTATTGACAACTGTGGTTGAGCTTGCTGCATTACGAACTGTTGGTGTATCGCCACCTGTAACGTTGATGGTTACTGCACCACCTGAGTTATTGAATACCACTGCATCAGTTGAACCAGTGCTTGGTGTTGGGTTTGATCCAGGGCTAGCAGTGTTATAACCACTAAAGGTCCAGTTGTTAAATGTATATGTGCCAGCCGCTGTGATTTCAATTGCATGACCTGTGCCATCGCTTGTAAAGACCAAATCATCTTGATTATCTGAGTTGGCACTTGCGTTTAGCAATACTGCACCGTTTGCGTTTGTTGTACCGTTAATAGCTGAACCAAAAACGTCCATGGTATCAAAGTCAATCTGTCCGCAGTTGTTGAATGTGCAAGTTGTAAGTTGCTTATTGCCTACATCTTGTGCTTGGAACGTAAATGTTCCGCAGTCAGTAAAACCAACAGATGTCAAGTCAATGATGTCGAAGTTCGTATCGGAAAAGTCCCAGTTTGCAGCATTATCAATAGCAATGATTGAACCACTAGTCCAAACTAGGCTGTTAGTGCCAGTTGCGTTGCCCACAATAGAACAATCGTTATTACCTGCACCAATAAATGATCCTAGCAAGAACAACTGGAAGTTAGAGTCTTCAAAATAGCTATTGAGTGTCGTGCCATCACCCCACTCAGTCGCTGCTAGTAGGTTATACAATTTACCAGTTGGATTAGCTATCATGCCCCAGCCATTTGTAACGTCATCAGTGACCACATCAGCAAACGTTTCAGGTGTTCCCACTGTGCCGGCATTAATTGTCATAGCAGGGTTGCCGTTCACAATAAAGCTGAATCGGTCCATAATCACGTTGTCAATAGCACCGTTAGCCTTAGCTAGGTGTTCAGTACCGTAACCAACCGAGGTAATGGCTGCTTCGTTAAGGCTGGCTTCGGCGCCAGCATATACGTCAAAGCTTGGTTTGTTGCTTACATCCAAACGATATGAGTTGAAGAAGAAGCTAATTGGTAGGCCCACTGAGTCATATCCACCAACTTGATATCCGATTCGGTTGGTGCCATCGCCAATAACAACATCAACACCACCGTTTGTTCGAGTTTGAACCAAGTTGTCCTTGATCAGCATCCAAACTTGTGCGTTTGAAAGGTTGCGTGTTCCACCAATTGATGTGGTATACATGTGTTCTTGTGCGTTTGCAGCCTGCCAGCTCAATCCTGAACCGCCTTCATAAAATTCGCCCGTAGCGTTAACCACGGAAACGGTATCGTCACCAGTCCAGCCTGTTGTAGCAGAGCAGTCATTCAATGTGGTTCGGTTGTCTACTGCCATTAGCTACTCTTTGTAAACCTATCATATAGCACTGCACCCACAGCAACTGGTGCAAACCAGTCTGTCTTTTGGGGCGTAAAAATTGTCACAACGTCGTCTTCATCACGGATAACTGAATGGTTATTGCTGATAGCATTGCAGAATATATAAACTGCATCCTCAGGATGAACGTAGTCTGCTAGACTGATTGTGGTAAGTCCGTATTCATTTACGGTAGCTTCAGGTGTCAAGAATATGCGCTTGCCTGTTGAGGCATCAAGTGCTTCCTGCACTGTTTTATATTGTAGAGGGGAAGTGAACTCACCATATTGTGGTGGGGTCATAAACCAATTGTCGACTTGATATGATTGCAGTGTCTGCTTCCAAAGCCTACGTTCAGTGCGCTCAGCATCCATCCAGTTTTCTTCCCAGGCGCCTATTACTGTGATCATACTTACTCCAATGTAATTTGTAGTGTGATGCGAATTTCATCGCCGTTGTTTTGAATGTTGAGTGGCGCGTTAGTGAAACGCTCTGCCCACATAAGTGCACCGCTTATCTCTTGTACAACATAATAACCATATACGTTACCAGCCGCACCAGTAAATGAGAATGTAATTTCTGGATATGAAGCAGTAGTTGGGTTACCAGGTGTAACCGTCCAATTTGCCGCCACCAGTGCAGTGTCAGCATAGCCGCCACCAGTTGTCTCGGTGTATGTTGCTTGAGTGTCAGTTTCAGCAGGTGTAGTGTCTGAACTGTAGAGTTTGAGGCGCAAATCTTGTGGCGCTGTTTTGTTGAGGAAGTTTTCCATAATGATAACTTCGCTTGCGTTTGCGACGAGTAATGTCATTCGCTATCCTTTGGTTTTGTTGTTTTGCGCTTTGGCTTCGGTGCCGCTTGTTTAACTTCAATTAGGGGCTCGCCAGTTGGCGCTTCTTCAATGCTTTCATGAACTGTCTTAATCAGGTTGTTTTCATCACGCTCAATTGCCTTTGTAACTGTGCGTTTAGTCTCTGGCAACGTGACATGGATGACTGGAGCAGGAACGTGAATAACTGGATTAAAGTTTTGCATAGCATCAATTTTATCAATCAATGTAGCAACCAATTTAACCAGCATCGCTGTTTCGCTCATCTGTTCTGTATTAGGTGCTTCGTGTTGTGCGTTGGGTACACGAGTCATTGGGCTCGTCGCCCCGTCGCCTTCTTTGTTTGCTTTGTCAAAGACAACCATGCTCTCGTCGAGCATTTCTTCATCTTCAACTTCTGCCTCTAGTTCATCCAGGTCGTTTTGTGCTTCCTGTTCTGCAACAGCTTTTGCGGCAGCTTTTTCTGTTACTTTATTAAGGCGGTCAGTCAAGCCTTTGATTTGACTGACAGCATCAACTTCTGTTTTGGCGTGCTTTGCGATATATTCGCGGCTTGCAACGCTTTCAGTTACTTCACCACTTTCGTCCTGGCTACGAAATTTTACTTCCGCGCTGGGCTTGAGTGTTTTCACTGTGGTGATGTAATCGTTAAGATCTTTCTTGGCCATAGTATATCCTCTGATGCATCTATTTATGCGATTTTTCCGACGTAAGAAAAAACCGCGCAGTATTAACTACGCGGTTATTTATCTGGTGCTCCCGGTAGGATTCGAACCTACGACCTGACCCGTTATGAGCGGGCAGCTCTGACCACTGAGCTACAGGAGCGTTATTTCTTTGGTTCTAGTTTTGATATGCGAGGTTTAAACAGCTTTTGGTCGCCCTTAGTTGTTTTTAATACAGGCTGACCGTTATCATCAGTCTCAAAGCCCTTA